TCATTTTTTAAATCTCTCCTCCAGTGCCTTGAGCGATTCTCTTTTCTCCAATGGGATGAAGTGTGAGTACTTATTATAGGTAACATAGATATCGCTATGGCCCAAGCGCTTGGACACATAAAATAAATCTTCCCCGGCGGCCAGGAGATGGCTTGCATGAGTATGGCGGAGACAGTGAAATCCGAGCCGGGTGATACTGACCTTCTTACAGAAGTCCGGGAACCAGGAACTTATGGTATCGGGATGGCTTTGCAGGCCATCTTCACGGCAGAATACGAGCCCAAGTTTATTATATTTATCTTCTAGGCGAACTTTAAACGGTGCCTGTCGGCACGCTTCGGCCCGAAAAGCATTCAACACCTCATCGGTGACCTCTATACGGCGCCGCTTTTTATTTTTTGTGGACTTAAATTCGTATCCGTTAAGCTTAGTATGTACCAGGGCGCGACGGACCCAAATAGTATTGTTTTTAAAATTAATGTCTTCCCATCGTAGGGCCAGTAACTCACCTCGTCGCATGCCCGTCCTCAGGGCGACCGCGATTAGATTTATGTAGGGGGCGGCCGCAGGATCGTCGGCGGCTGCACTCTCTAGTTTAATAATTTCGTCCTGGGTGAAGACCTTGACTATTTCTTCTTCGTTGTCGTCGTCTACCGTTGCGACTGGGTCCGGCAATGTCATTTTTATGGCAACGTTTTTTTCTAGAATTCCATCCTCATAGATAGCGTCCTGGAGCAGCCGGCGGATGAAGGCATGATGATATTTAACGACATCTATGCCTACTTCTTTTCGCTCCTCAGTTTCGCCGCGCAGTTTTTTAGGATAGATTTTCGATGGTTTGAGATTATCAAGATGTCCCACGCCAATAATCTGCTGATAAAATTTATTTAGATCATCTCGCGCCAACTCCCGAGGTTCAATTGTCCCGATCCATGGTATAATTCGTAAATCGGCACATCTCTTGTAGCTTTCATAGGTCTTAGACTCTAATTTTTGGGCTGCTGGTGTTTTAAACCAATGTTCAATATATTTTTCCAGTGTGATATGACTGGGCGGTTTATATGTCTTTTGAGCTAACTGCAGTTCAATTTTCAGCTTTTCTTGCTTGGCAATTTCTTCGTCTGTTGTTTCGATGACATATGTATCCTTTTTTCTCTTCTGGTCAACCGGATCAATACCATGGTCAATAATCATAGTTATTGATTTTTTTGATCGTTTCTCATATCTGACTGTAGCCATGATTCCTCCTTCGAAAAAATATGTTGTTTGATGGTCGGAAAAGTAACCTAAAAGGAACGATTGAAAGGCACTTCTTTGTCTTTGATTACAAGGGGTTGTACTTCCCTATTCTGAACTACTTCAAGTCGCTTTAACACCCAATCTGCGGACGTTTGATCCGTGAATTCTTTAAATGCGATGTTACAACTGTTCTTACTAGAATGTGCGCAATGAATATTGCTGACCGAATATGAATTCCATATAGAGATCCATTTGCCTATGTAATACATTTGGTTCTTAAAAACAACTGGATCGCCAGGGAACCAGCTTGAACAATATGCGTATAGTTTCTCGCTTTTTGGAACAACTTGCTTGATATAAGCAAGACTATTATATTCACAAAATGCCTGTAGCAAGCTGGTTTGAGGGGTATATGCTGAAAAGCCATGTTCTTTCCCTGTTAGCATAAACCAAAATAATCCTTCGCCTTTTCGCTCTATATCTATTATTGATAATTGCTGATGAAAATCGTTTAGTTCGTTCCGCGTTGGATGAAAAGATTTACTTTTGGGAATTTCTAGAACGTTTTTAATAAATGGATCAATCTGATCGCGATAAAGCGTTCCACCTATACTGAAATACATAACTGTGTCAGAATTATCAAATGGCCACATTGCAATACCTCTCGATCTCTTACTGATGAAGGACTACCACTTCTTTTTTGACTCCAATACTCTGCCAATAATGCAAACATGCTCTAATTCTTGACCGGTTACAATTCTAGGAGGATACGCCTGGTTGAACGAGTGCAAAAACAGGCTACCGTTATTTCTATAAACTTGTTTTACCATGGTTTCGTCGCCAATTGATAGAACTGCAAGTTGGCCGTTATCAACAGATGATTGTTCAGCAACAATGAGATGATCACCCTCTTTAATGTCGGGGGACATACTATCGCCACGTACTTTATAAATGATGCAATTTTTCCCGGCTATCGTTGTCTTTTCAACGCGTTCCCAATCAATAATGTCAGCCTCGGCATAGGAAATCCCATTAGGTCCCCCCTTGACATCGGCAAGTATGGGCAACCAGACGAAGTCTGAATGGTTTATTGATTGTGATTCAGTTCCTTCGGCAAACTCCTGAAATATAGATTTGTTAGGATTGTTTGATCGCCCCAAAAGATAATCCGTAGTAACTCCAAAGAAATTAGCAAGCTTAATTAACATATATGGATCTGGGGTAGCCTTATCGGTTTCCCACTTTGCAATGGCTTGTTGGCTCATTCCAAGATGAGTCGCTAAAGCTGACTGTGAAATATCTTTCTTGGCTCTTAATTCTTTTAGTCGTTGCACAAACACAATAGAAGCCTCCTTTTATTTTCATTCTACTACTAATAGTAGTGAAATAAAAGGGCGATATTTAGTAAATTTAGTAGTTGAAATACTATTGACAACTACTAAAGGTAGTATTACAATAAAATCAAGAATTATACTGCCATGGGTGATTGGATGGAGGTGATGATTGTGCGTGAAAAGCTGACTGAATTTCGCGGTGAACGTACCCAAGAAGAAATGGCAGGTTTATATGGTGTTTCTCAGCAATTGTGGAGTAAATGGGAAAGAGGAGCTTGCTGCCCCTCTCCGGCAATGATGAAGCAATTGGAGGTGGATACAGGAATACCAATGGAGACTCTTTTTTTTGACGCTTTCAACAACCAAATGGAGTTAAAAGACGAACCTGCAACCAAAACAACGGCGTAAAACGGTAAGAAAGTGAGGTGAGAATATGAAATGTTCAAAGTGCTCTACTGCACTTAACGGAAATGAAAAGTTTTGCGCAGAGTGTGGCACTCCGGTACCAAAACCTGAACCAAAGATGCCAGAACCACAAGAAAAGATATCTTCGATCATGACAATGAGCCAAGCTGCCAAATTCATGAAGGTATCGCGTTGCCAGATATATGTCCTGATAAAAAACGATGGATTACCGTATTTCTGGCTTGGAAAGCGACGCCGGTTTATCAAAGATGAACTGCTTGCTTGGTCGAAAAACAGACAGGTTTCTGCGTAAGAAGGACTAGCGGCCTACCCAGTGGGGAAGGACGGAAAGGATGGCATTCCTCGTGAGTATGCAACATGTGTATGTAGTTGATCTAAAAGGAGCCAAATGGGAAACCCACCACGGAGTCTGTTTTGTGGACCCCAGGCATTTGAGGGAATTCGTGGATGTGAGTATCGGCTATGGAGATACTTTAGTTTTTATCCCGCATCGGCCAGAGACGGATGTTTGTGAATCAATTCCGCTTGACGGACCGGATGATGAGTTTTAACTTTTCGGGACTGATACCAGCGGCGATAGCTTCGTCAATTGCTTGATTGTAAGCCGAACGATTATTGGATGCGTCAACGGCGTCGTCCAACAAGTAACTAGGCGGCACGTTTAATGCTCTTGCCAGAATTACAACTTTTTCAATTTTTGGTGTGCGCCGGTTGTTTTCAATATGAGTTATATATGATTGGGTAGCGCCAACTTTGGTCGCTAACTCTTCTTGTGAAATTTGAAGCAATTCCCGCGCATGCTTGACTTTATCGCCGAATTTCATGTGATTCCCTCCGTGTAAACATTATCCAGTAATCATAGTTTAGTGTTTTTGATGTCATTAGACAAGGGGGTGATAAAACTGTTTGACGGCAAAGAGAAACCCGCCTCTGCAGCAACAGAGACGGGCCAGGTACATCCACTATTTAAAAGTATTATCAATGCTCATTTTAACATAATGAGCGAAGGAGGACAAGTAGATGAATGGATTAATCGATCGGGAAAACATGGTGAAACGTTTGCTGGCACTGCCGGCGGAAATATACGAAGCGGAAAAGAAAGTGGCTGCAGCCTATGAAATTCAAAAAACAGCTCAATCGCTGTTGAAAGATTTGGAAGACAGCTTGTTGTTTGCTGTTAAAGAGGACGGCACTAAGTTTATTTCGGGAAAAAACGAGGCTGAACGGTCAGCGCAGATTCGTGAACACACAAAAAGTAGTCGGGAGACATTGCAATCGTTGGAGGACGCGGTCATTACCAGTCGGCTAGAACTAAGCAAGCTGCAAAATGAGTTGGCGTCTATGAAAGCCATTGCGCGGCTGCTGGAGGTATCTGCATGAACGATCTGTTGGAGATTGATACCAAAAAGTACAATGTCTTAGCTCCAACGCCAAGCTTAAAGAAAATTTCGCAGTGGCAAAAGGCGAGTTTCACAGAGGTTTCCGTCAACCTGGACCCGGATGCCGGCGATATCTTCAAGGTTGGCAGTCGAATGGTAGGGCAGGGCGACAAAAAAGAATTTGTTGATTTATACAGTCCGGCCAAACCTTTATTAATGCGTATAGCAAATGCGGCCGGTGTCGTTTGGAACTGGCGCGACAGCGGCCCCATTGGACAACCAACCCGCGACTATATCATGTACCGGGCGATTGGAGCAGTGAAACTTCCTGACGGGACCTATCAGTCAATCATGGCAACGAAGGAACTTGACCTGACAATTATTGAGGATGAACTGCGCGAACAATTCACCAAAAAAGCGGGGTATCCGCAGGACGTTAACCTGCAGTACAAATACAAAGGTGAGATTAGAAAAAGGAAAGACACTAAAGGGAAGGACGTTGAAAAGTTCTACCTGTCAGATGTAGATAAGCCGCGCTGGGTAGAAGACAACGTCAATACGAATATGATTCAGTGGCGCAAGAGCAAAACGGCTAAAGCGGAGACAGGCGCCATTCTCAGGGTAATCAGGTTGGCGTTTGGGATGAAAGGGCAGTATACCAGGACGGAACTTGAAAAGCCTTTTGTGGTTCCTCGGTATGACTTCTGCCCGGATATCTCCGATCCGGATGTTCGGCAATTACTGATCGCTCAAGGCAACATGTCCCTTAATAGCCTGTTTGGGGCGGTGCCGGAGTCGATGATCATGCGGCCTCACGTATTGGAAGTGTCGGGCGATGATGAAGAGGATTCAACCCATACCGTTTATCCCTTGCCGCCCGATGAATTGCCGGTTGAAACAAAAGAGAGCGCCGGCACTGATAAGGCTCAGGCGGCGCCGAAAAGCGACAATCCAGTCCATAAAGATGTTTGCAGTGACTGCGGCAAAAGCATTACGGCAAAGGTTGCCAAGTACAGTTCTGATAAGATTGGCCGTGCGCTTTGCATGGATTGCCAGAAAAAATAAGGGGGCAACGGCGGTATGAGAATAGTGAAAATGGCGCATGTAGCCGACGCGCACTGGGGCCTGAACTACCCGGGCCCCAACCCTTCCTCCAGGTTCGAAGATATTTCTCGAACCATGGATTGGGTAGCGGATAAAATCATTGCTGAACGCTGCCAGTATGTGTTGTTCAGCGGCGATGCTTTCAAGGATTCTAATGTGATGATTAACCGGGCCAGCGTCGAGATTAAAGCATTTGTGACATGGATTCGGAAATTGACGGCTCACGGCATAAAAGTGGTTATCATATCGGGAACTCCGAGCCACGATTCTGTAGCTGCCTACGAGATCATTAAGGAAATGGATCTGAAAAACACTTATATCTACACCCATCCCGGGATTATTGATTTTAGTGACTTTGAAGTAGTGTGTTTCCCAGGATTAAACCGGTCATCGATCCTGACGCAGGAAGAATACCGGGGGCTACAGCCGCATGAAGTACATCAGGAAATGACCAGTAAAATCGCCATTGCCTTGAAGGGGCTGAGGGCACAATGCTCTTGCAGTGAAACACCGGTAGTCTTGATGTCGCATATGACTTACGCTCAGGCCGATACTGGATTCAGCGACTTACTCATGCAACATGAACCGGTTTTGACGGATGAATCAGTATCGGAATTCGACCTGGTTGCGCTGGGACACATTCATAGACCCCAACAGGTTAGGAACGTATTTTATTCAGGAAGTCCGGAGCGTCTGAGTTTTAACGATGAGAGTGTGAAGGCCGGCTTTTATGTCCATCAGTTGGAAGACAAGAAGGTACAGTCGCGATTCATTGAAACGCCGGCACGGAAGTTTGTGACTCTGGACTTAACTGAGAAAGAAATCTCCGATTTCGTTGAGTATGATGCCATGGCCGACTGGGTGCAAGATACGGCCGAAAAAGTAGCTGATTCCGTTGTCAGGGTGCGGTATTCGTGTTCAGAAGACCTGAACAAGCGCTTCAACAAAAAAGCCATGGAACGAGTATTGGTGAGCGTGGGAGCACATTTCATACATGCCATTGAAGGGGAAATCCAGAGGACAGACCGGCAGCGATCCGAGGAAGTTACGGAATCTCTTACCCCGGTGATGGCAATGGCAGTTTGGGCGCAACAACAAAGCATTAGCCCGGAGGAAATTTCCGAACTTTCCGGCATGACAGAGACTTTGCTGGCAGGAGGGATGGAAGTATGATTCCACTGCGGATTAAAATTCAGAACTTAGGGGCTATCCCACAGGCGGATATCGACTTAACCAGCGTAGGGCTTTGCTCACTGGTTGGCCCGAATGGCGCTGGTAAGAGCACTGCCCTGACATGGGCGCCGTTATTCGCACTGTATGGGGAAACGAAAAACGGATGCTCGGTTGACGACCTGGTTCGCCGAGGAACTACAGAAATGGCTGTGGAGTTTGATTTTGAACACCATGGCGACACTTATAAGGTGCTTCGAACTCGGTCTACAAAAGGCCGGGGGAAAAGCACACTGGAACTGCAAAAACAGGCCGGCGATATATGGGTGAGCGAGTCAGGAGCGTCGATTGCTGAAACTCAGGAAAAGATTAACCGGCTGTTGGGACTTGATGCGAACACAATGGTTTCGTCGTCGATGATTCTCCAGGGAAAGTCTGGAGAATTCACGGCGAAATCCAAGGGTGAACGCAAAGCAATTCTGGCGCAAATACTGCAGTTGGACCAATATGGCGATTTGCAGGAAAAGGCCAGGGCGAAGGCTGCGGTATTAAAAGCAGAAATCGACAAGGTGAACAATCAAATTGAAGTTCTCAACGGCAGGTTGACCGGGATGGAAGAAACAGAGGCTGACTATCAGGCCGCTAAGGTAGAATTGGATATTCTTGCGGCAGCCGTAGCAATTGATGAAATCGAGTTGCAGAAGGCGGATGCTGAACTGGCCCGGGTTAATGCAAGGGTTGAACAGATAGACAAGCTTTTTGCAGAAGCAGATACCATCCGGGCTGATGTCATAAGGAAAACTCAGGACCGAGACGGTTATCTGAAACGCATTGAATCGGCAAAGAAAATCCTTGACCAAGAGTCCGAGATAACGGCCAGGGTTGCTGAACATGAACAGGTTAAGGAATCCATCACCGTCCTGAAAACCAAACAGCAGCGGTATGGACAGGTTCTTAGCGAACTATCTAAGGCGAAAACTGACATGCTTGAAGTAGATGCCGCAGTGGCCAAGGTTGCAAGTCAGATACTGAGCGTGAAAACGCTTCTGACTAATACTGAAACACTCAAAACGGCGGCTGCCGAATATGACCTACTTGCCGACAAACTCACCAAACTGGACCAGTTACACAGCCAATACGTGGAATTGGGCCGGCAAAAGGCTGAGACGAACGCTAAATTGCTGGTTGCCAAAAATGAACTGACCAGTAAGCAAAACAAGTTAAAAATGCAGATTGAGAACTGCGCAGTAGCCGCGACAATGCTACAAGATTGCGAATGCGTTGACATTGAAAAAGCGAACTGCAAATTCCTCGCCAATGCAAAACAGGCTTCGGCCGATCAGGTCCAGTTTCAGGCTGATCTTGATGCCTTGAAAAGTGATGATGTTGACATGTATGCCGACGAATTACTGCTCATGGATGAACAAATTCAGACTCTGGGGTATTCACCCGAAGAGCATTCGAAGAGTAGAACAGAATCGATGCGGTTGAAACCTCTGGCAGACCAATATGCGCAGTTATCCGGAAAAACAGAATTACTGGTCACTCTCAGCGAAACGGAGAAGGGGCACTGGGAACGGAAATCCAGCCTGGAAGCCAAAGTGGCTGAACTCCAGGCAGAACACGATTCTTTACTGAAAGAGTTGTCTGGATTATCTGCCATGCAAGACAAGCTACAGCGATTAGAAATTTGGGTAAATCTGCAACAACAGATCCCGGCCGCGAGGGAAATCCTGAATACAACCCAGCAGCTGGCTGATCGTCTGGGTACGGAAATTACGGCAGGGACCACTAAGGCAGACGAACTCACGGAAGAATACCTTAGCACGGTTTCTGGTGTTAAGGATGAGCAGAAAACGGCTCAGGAACGGTCGGAAGAACTGCGGCGAGGGGTAACCCTCAAGAGGGGACAAGAAAACGCCCTACACGCCAAAATTGGTGCATTGGAGACGAAGATTGCCGATATGCAGATGGCTGGGGAAGAACGCAAGAGACTGGTCGCAGAACTTGAGCCACAAACCAAGAAACTGGTTCGATGGCAGACGCTGGTGAAGGCATTCGGGAAAGACGGAATTCCCGCATTGATCATCGAAAACGCGGTCCCGGAACTGGAACGAATCGCCAATGAGATTTTGGGACAGATGTCTGCCGGCAAGCACCATCTCCGCTTTGAGACGCAACGGGAACTGAAATCCCGGGAAGGGGTTGCTGAGGCTCTGGATATCATTGTCGGCGATTGGTCCGGGGAACGGCCGTACGAAACGTTCTCGGGCGGGGAGCAACTTCGGATTGACTTGGCGATACGGTTTGCATTATCTGAACTGCTGGCGCGTCGGGCCGGGTCCAAGGTTGAGTGGGTTGTCATCGACGAGGCACTTTCGAACCAGGACGCAAAACATCGGCAGATGGTTGTGGACGCGATCAAGAATGTTGCTGACCGGTTCAAAAAGGTAATTGTAATTACTCACGATCCGGAGTTGATGGATGCTTTTGGACAATCCATTCAGTTCTCCATCAAAGAAGATAATACCCGGGAAGTGATGGTCGCTTAGCTGAAAGGATAGGTGGTTTCTATGCCAATGCTCACTGTCTATGTCAGCGATCGATTGTATGATATGTTGGTCAAACATTCTGAGTTGAGAAATAAGGAGCGCAACGGCGAGAAATGTCACATGACTACTCCGGAACATTCTTTGGCTGTTGCTGCGCATATGTACCTAGATGAATTATTCTCAGAATCCTACGCTCCTGATGTCAGTGAAGATAAAATTCTAGAGTGTTTTGAAGGGGGTGGCGATCGTGCTAAAAAGAGCGTTTCGCTGGGTAAATTGGGACAAGTATAATAAACAGCCTATTAAGACTCGGGTTTACTTCATGTTTCGGATATGCTGGGCGGTTGTTAAAATGATTTTCTTGGTTTTCCCTTTGTGGCTATTGTCTATGGTGATAGTAGGTTTAGCTTTAATGATCAGTTCGGTTGCCGTGGGTCTTAATGCTATTGATGATGTGACCATCGGCAAGTTTAGCCGCTGGCTTATGGGGGGAGATCCGGTGTTGCGAATGACTTTAGAGTGTGCAGTATATCCCCCTCGGGAACACAAAGTGCATCGGCCGAATGCAGCCGACTTTAGACCACCGAGCACTGCCGAAGTAAAGGAGGTAATTGAATCATGTCAGGAATAGTAGTGACTGCCGAAGTTGATGTTGATGTAACTGCAGTCGAAATCGTAGACCAACTTGAGGACCAAGAACTGATTGACGAATTGCAAGAACGGGGTTATATGACCAGCGGTAGTTCGTTGATGGATATATCAAATTTTCTCGAATCGGAACGCGGCGCGCAGGTTTTTCGCACTTGTATAGATGACACTTTCTCGCTTTTCATCGATGGTGGCGATAGGGCGCCCAAATCGGTTTCGGGCCGTGGGGTTGCAACTGTCATTATCATCAAAGAGTAAAAGTGCTTCGACGACGGACAAGAACTCAAAAAAAGTGGAAAGGATGTGTCATTATGGGTTTAGATTTCAGCCACTGCCAAGCACATTGGGGATATATAAGTTTTAATCGATTCAGAACCAAGTTGGCCGCTGAAATAGGAATGAATCTGGATGCTATGCAAGGATTTAATGGGGATAAGCCGTTTAGCGATTACAATGATCCAATTATTCCGCTGCTTGATCACTCTGATTGCGATGGTGAACTTACACTGGAAGAATGCAGACAAGTGGCTCCACGCTTGCGCGAACTGATTTCCAAGTGGCCTGATGATGATCGGGATAAGCAGGAGGCGCTGAACTTGGCTGACGGCATGGAACGCGCCGCGCAAAACGATGAAAGTTTGCAGTTTTATTGATAAAGAGAGGATTGAGACGATGCTCAAGATCACGATTGAAGGCGAAAACATGATTTATGTCGATTCGATAGTTCCGGGGCAGGCTTACAACATTATTGAAATGCTTGTCCGATCAAAAGCAAGAGTTAGGGGAGTTTTTATTCGGGAAACACCGAATGATAAGCTGCAAAATGAAGTATGCTACCGCGACGCCAACGGAGGGCCGGATGAATGAGCGAGATTACCATGTGGCGTTATCACATACCACCCGAAGACGGACTGTCAGGGTGGGGGACTTTCATTCTTGATTCTACTGGGTTTTTCGCCGCTGTCACTGATTTTGGGAACTTTGCTTATCGGTGGACTCACCACGGACGTAAGGATTTCCGCGAGTTCATCATCGAATTGGCTAGGGACCCATATTATCTGCTCGGGAAAGTACGCCCTTCTGGCGAGGTATACAACGGCGAAAAAACTCTTAAATCCATCTGGGAACATATCCGCGAATATCGGCGTTGTGGTTGGTACACCAAAGAATTCGCCCGTGAAGAGTTCAACCTCATTCGCGAGTGTGATGACCTTGATGCAGAGCACGATTTTTATGACTGGGTCCGTCAAACAAACATCCAAGACGCCTATGAGCATCACCAAACAGCCTACCGTATCGACGACCTTTGCTTCGCAGACGGGCTAATGCCGCGCCTGGCCGAAGCGATTAAAGCAGAGTTTCAAAAGCTGTATCATGAAAACTGATTCTGCCGGCAATCGAAAACGGGTGGACCATAACCATTGTAGACTGCCATATTTGATTTTACAAAAATAAAACTGGAGGAATGACGATCATGGAATATACCGGAGTATTAGAAAAGGACGCAACAAAAGAAGAAATCGCGAAGGCTAAAAAGACCGTGCAGGTTATCATTGAAATTGATGGCAGAAAATATGTCACTAGCCATGACGGAACGACCGCACTAGTGGTAATGGCTACGAGCGGAATTCAAGGAACTGGAACGGTTTCGGGCGATGAAAAACAACTATTCATTATAGTAAATAAAATACTGGATCAATTGCCACAAGAACTGCTCACCCTGATTTTGGCGAAACGTGTTCTGCAGTTAAAACCGTGACGGGATAAAGTGCAGTGCTAGTAGGAGGTACGTAATGAACGAAAAGCCAAACACCGACACAAACGGTCACGTATACGCTAACTCCAAACGTGAGGCTGAAACAAAGCTCAAAGAATTCCAACTCCAAGGAAAAGTGGCGCGGGGGAATGTACTGGTTCACCCGGCAGTACAACAATATCACTTTGCGAATGGACTGCTCCGCTGGCACTTCCGAGTGGAGAAACTGGCTTAAATAAAGTAGAGAGGGGAAATAGCATGAATTTGACATTGGGGAATGATATCGGGTTCGGAAACTCAAAACGGTATTCTCTCGGGAGTATCCCGGCAATCATGCGCTCCTATGTGGGAGCCTTCCGGGAACAGTCGGTAGCTGCCGGGGCGAACGATAGTCCTATAACCGTATTGCCGCCGGATGAACATACTAATATGTCTATTAAGCAAATAAACCGGATGGCAATTGAGTACGAGGGCAAGCGGTATGTCCTGGGGCAGGGGGCTGTGGATGTCAGCGATGCCCAAAACACCACGGATAAGAACCGCACTATTGAAGAAGAGGGGATCGTCCTGTTCGCTGCCATGCTGGCACAATTCGCCGGCGAAGGCGAACACACGGCTAAGATAGTAGCCGGCTTGCCGGGGTTTCATTATCGCTCAAAGGGGATGCGAGAGAAATACCATGAAGGAATTTGCAAAACCCATAAGGTTAAAATCCTCCACCCGACCGGTGCGGAAATTTTTGAATCCGTGATTGATGTGACCAAGAGTATGATTCTCCCGCAGCACTACGCTACCGGCTATCACATTGCCACCCAGCATAAGACGGATTTACAGGGAAAGCGATTTGGGATTCTCGACTGGGGACAGTACACTGTTGGCCTGACATGGATAGATCCCGGTATCAGTTATAACGAAACAAAGTCAACCAGCATTTCAGATTGGGGCATGATCCACCCATTTAGGGAAATCAGAAACAGACTGGCGCAGGAACTTAATATTGATGTCCAGATTGAACATGTAGATCCCATTGCAAAGTCCAGGAAAGCAATGTCATACGGCAAGATGATCGATGTCGGGCACATTATCGACGAAGTCTATCAGGAAATGGTGCCGGTTATTTTGTCCAAGATTAAGTCCGAATGGACGGACATGTGGCGCCTAGAGGCGATTTATCATACCGGTGGCGGCGCCGATCCGTTATCCCCTTTCTTGATGCCGCAGTTTCCAGATGAACAGGCCCACATTGCGCCGAATGCGCCAATTGCAAACGCACTCGGGATGGGAGAGTTAGCGGCAGGTGATTGGTAATGTACCACTCCCAGATAGATCTGTTTAACCGCTGGAAACATGCTTATCCGGTGCCGGCCGTAGCCATTGCACTGTGGCATGAACTGGCGATTATTTGGCGGGATACAGGGTATCTATCATCGTTTAGTTATCCAAACCAGAATCTACAGGCTCTATGCGGGTTAAGCCGCCGGGAGTTCGATCGGGCACGAAATGTGCTCATCGACTCCGGGCGCATCCGGTATCGGGAGTCAGGACAAAAAAATAAAGCCGGGGAATATGAGTTTATACCGCTTACTGGTAACGAGCAACAGACTGTACAACGAAACGTACAACAGATTGAGCATAAAGCCGTACAACAACCTGAGCAACGAACCGATGCACAGCCGGAAATGGCTAAAATTGTACAACAGACTGCACAGCAGAATGAACCACTAAATGTACAACGGAATGAGCAACAAAATGAACAAGCTGATAAAAAACCGGCAGGATTGTTTTCTCAGTTTTCCGTTATGGCGCGTAAGGAGTGATGATTATGGCGATTATTCGGGTTAAAAAGCGTGAAAATCCTTATGTGATGATGGACAAGACAGGACTTAAAGACCCGAATCTTTCTTTCAGGGCAAAGGGGATGCTGAGTTATTTATTGAGTAAGCCGGATGATTGGCAGCCAGTTCTTGAAGAAATGGTGAAGGCCTCAAAGGATGGATATGATTCAGTCAAAAGTGGATTTGCAGAACTTCGCCGGTGCGGCTACATGAAGAAGATCCCCATACACGGCCCTGACGGGAAATTCATGGGGTGGGAAAGAGCAGTTTATGAGGTTCCATTGCCGCCGGAGGAACGAAAACCGGACAGAAACAGCCACAAGGAGGGAAAACCACCCGGTGGAAAAACCACCGAGAGGAAAAACCATTCGGTGGAAAATCCCCGACTAATAAATAATGATTTATTAATAAATAAAGATTTAAATAATAATATTGTCCCTTTTGCTGAAATCATTGACTACCTCAACACGAAATGCGGTACCAAGTATCGGGTTATTGATTCGAACCGGAAGCATATCCGTGCTAGATGGGAAGAGGGGTTTCGCCTTGATGATTTTAAGACCGTGATTGATAAGAAGTACGACGAGTGGGTTGATACGGAGCAGGCTAAGTACCTGCGGCCTGAAACCCTATTCGGAACGAAATTCAACAGCTATTTGAATCACCCTGTTGTTAAAAAGGCGGGGAAACAGAACAATAAACCGGTCATTGGAAAGGGGGATGCATGTGCAGGAGATTACAGCGAGTATGACCGATGATATGCGGAAATTCATTGCTGAGTCTGGACTGACGATTCAGGAGAAAGATGTGCCGGATTACTATGTCATGATCAGCGATGCTCTTGAAAGTGCAAATATGTGCCGTGACTGCAAGGGACTGAGTCAGTGTAAAGCCGTTGGTGACGGAAAGGGGATGCAGTACGTCCTGCGGATGGACGACGGCGGCAAAATATCTCCGGCGTACCGAGTATGCGGATATGGGGCAATGTACAATCACGCGAAGAGGACTGAACAGGTTTTGGCTTCAGCGCGGGTGCCGGAATTTTTAAAGGAAAAAGCCTTCGGAAATTTCTGCAGGGAGAATAACCCCGAGGCTTTTATGGCCGCCCAAAAGGTTGCCAATGATGTTGGAGGAAGGGGTGTTCTGTTATACGGCAAGCCCGGGACCGGTAAAACGCATTTGGCGGCGGCTATCTTGAATTTGCGATTAGCGCAATGCTATGAAGCCATATTTGTTACCGTTCCTGAACTTTTCGCGGATATTCGGGAAACGATCCGGCGGGAGAAGGATACCAGTGAGTTGCTTGAAATCGTGAAAAGTACGGATTTGCTTGTCATGGACGACCTAGGGGCAGAGCGAATGACGGCATGGGTGGCGGAGCAGATGTTTTCGGTTATCAACGCGAGGTTGCTGCGCAAAAAACAAACCGTCATCACGACAAACTATAGTCCGTCTGAACTCATCGTGAAGATGGCAGTACGAGACAAAAGCGGCAACATTGAGGATGACATACCGGGAAAACGCATTGTAAGCCGTATCCTCGAAATGTGCTACAAAATAGAGGTTTGTGGACGCGACCAAAGATTGGGGAGTGCTGCGGTGTGAATACGATGAGAATTGCGATAGCCGGGGCGCATGGGATCGGCAAGTCGTTTCTTGCGAATCAACTTGTTGAGCAATGCGGGTATCCCCTGTTGACTGGTGTGGCGGGAAAAGTAGCAAACGTTATGGGAGTAAAAACCATTAAGGACATGGAGGATGAGTCCATAGAGACGAAGATGGCGTATCAGTCTCTGGTTTATTGGGAAATGAAGGAACTCGAATTGGAACACCAATCATTCGTTGCGGACCGGTCCCTGTATGATGTGATTGCCTATATGGTATGGTACGGGATTCCGGCGCATGTTGGCATGTTTTATCACGAATTGGCGGAGAGCCAACCGTATGATTTGATCATCCACTGCCCGATTCCTGACGGATTCGCGCCTCCCGAAGTGCGGAATGGATATAAGGGGAACAGCCGACACGAGTTGTTTAATGGCATTTTGGAGGTATTGCTTAGAAGATCCCAGAGAGACAAACAGATTTTGTGGTTGCCAAAGGAGCGGGACCAATGGTTGTCTATTTCGATGAACGCGATTAAAGACATGTTGAATTAGGGGGTTAGACGATGAATATCACAGTGGCTAAGGCTGACATAAATAATGCCCTGGCGATAGTAGCCAAAGCATTACCAGGGAAATCAGCGTTTACAATTTTGACTTGTGTGAGCATCCATGCCGAAAACGGCAAGGTAACATTACTCGCCGGCGATGGTTGCACGACAATACAACATGCCGTTTCTGCGGATGTGAAAGAGCCTGGGATGGTAGTTGTGTCTGGAAGAAATCTTATAGATATCTGCAAATCACTCCCGGGCGATGTGGAAATGGCAACGGATGGGACAATGTTAACGGTAAAAAGTGGACGCTCTAAAATTAATTTAATCTCTGTGGGCGAAAAACACCCCGATAGTATTACCGGTAGTATACCCAGCGGCAAAACAATTATTCTGCCAGGCGAAGTGTTGAAGTTCATGGTCCACAATACAGCGTTTGCGTGTGCATCTAAAGAAGCAAGGCCTGTGTTTAACGGTGTATATTTTGAGTTTGGGGAAAAGACGGTGGCGGTGGCCAGCAATACGCATAGGATGGCTACTGCAACAGAAAAAACTCCGGAAATAGGGCCTGATGAATCTGGGAATGTGATTGTTCCGGGTACTGTTGCTAAAGACGTAGCCAGTATGGTTCAAAGTGATTCCGATGTTCAGATAACTTATGGTCCTGCAATGATTGAGTTTTGTTTTGGTGATACGGTTGTAAGGACAAGGCTCATCGAAGGTATCTATCCAAATTTCCGACGGGTCATTCCAGAATCATCTACGATTACGGCAAAAGTAAAGTCCAATGAATTTCTAGACGCGCTGAAACGGGCTGCAATCGTTGGCAAGAACAGTGAATATAGCACTGTGAAATTACAGTTTGAAAATGAATCGGTAATGATTACTGCGACTGATGCTCATGTTGGACAGTTAGAAGAATCAGTTCCTATTGAGCTCTCAGGGGAAGCCGTAACGATGGCAGTGAATGTGACATATTTGCTGGATTATCTACAGACTTCGACCAGCGAAACAATTACGTTCAGAATGACCGGACCGCTTGTCCCGTGTTTACTTCAAGACGAAGATGACTCCCGAGTGTATATCGTGACTCCGGTGCGTATGCATTGATATGCCGAAAATCATGACAAAATGGAGTAGCTGAGACTGGAAAGGAGATGAGACGATGAAAGTCCTGACAATGGTCGTAATGATGCTGCTTGCCATGCAGCAGATGGCAATTGCAATTGGCAAAATCCCGGCACTGGAAGGGATGAAAAACAATTCGGTTGCCGAGACACGAGGGTATGTCATGACTGTAACGGCCACCGCCTATACGCCCTTTGAGCCCGGCATGACCAGCGGCACAGGACTGGCATATGACGGCCGACCGGCGATCCCATATAAAACGGTAGCCGTGGACCCAGATGTGATACCTCTGGGGAGTCGGGTGTGGGTTCCGGGGATAGGATTCATGCTCTGTCATGATACCGGCAATTTGATTAAGGGGAACATCATTGATGTTTGCCTAGAAACAGAAGAAGAAATGATCCAATGGGGCCGTAAGACATTGGAAATCTTAGTTATTCCACCGGATAAGCCCTATTTGATGAATTGGTAGGTGAATGACAGATTGCAAAAATTTATACGAAAATGCGAAGTATGTGGCACAGAAAATAACAGGGTGTGCGTATACAGACCAACCAATATGCTATTGTGCGAGAAACATAGAGCACACATGCGCAAATTCGGAAGGATTTTAACTGTCACAAGATTTGACAGGAACGAAGTTATATACGGCGATATCTTTGCAATCATCGTACTGCGAGACACTAAGCATATAGTGCGTGATTTCGCGGTTATAGATTGCGAAGATGTCGGGAGAGTATCAAGACACAAATGGCATTTAAGTGATAATGGATATGCAAAAACAAGGGTTAACAAGAAAACAACGTACCTGCACAGGTTTATCATGGAAAGTCCGGATGATTTGTATGTGGACCATGTAAATCATGACCAGCTTGATAATAGAAAAATCAATCTGAGGGTCTGCACTCCACTGCAGAGTAGCTTTAATCGTGGATTAAGAAGTTGCAATACATCTAATGCGATAGGAGTTAGCCGTTGTAGTCATAGGCCAGACCTTTGGAGAGCAAGGATTACGGTCAATCATGAGGAGATGAATTTGGGAGTTTATAAAAATAAAGACGATGCTGTTTGGGCGAGAGAAAGAGCGGAAAGAAGGTATTTCGGTGAGTTTAGATATCAAGGCCGACACTGAGTTAGATACTAAAGTGGCTGAGTGGGGACGGCGAAGCGTGGAGATTCTGGTGGTGCCGCCTGAAAAACCGTTTAGGATGGAGTGGTGATGAGATGCTGGTAGAACATACGCTTTTCGGAATCAGAGATAAAGTGCAGATAGCAATTGACCGGATACGCCAGTTTGAGCCGCCAGAAGGGTACTATGTGGCGTTTAGCGGCGGGAAGGATTCGTGTGTGACTCTTGACCTCGTGAAGCACGCCGGCGTGAAATATGACGCCCACTACAACCTGACTACCGTTGATCCCCCTGAATTAGTGCAGTTTATCCGGCGGGAGCATCCGGAAGTTGAGCGCCATTTACCTAAAGAAACAATGTGGCAGTTGATAGCCCGGAAAGGAGATTTGCCATTAAGACACCGCAGGTGGTGTTGCGCTGTACTAAAAGAATGCGGCGGAAAGGGAAGACTGGTTATCACTGGCGTAAGGTGGGAAGAAAGTTCAAGGCGAAAACGGCGCGCAATGGTTGAACAATGCTATACGGACAACTCAAAGCGGTATTTTCATCCTATCATAGACTGGACTTACCATGACATTTGGGAATACATTCGGTCAGTAAAATTGCCTTATTGTAGCCTATATGACGAAGGGTTTGAAAGATTGGGATGCGTGATGTGCCCGATGCAACACGATATCTCCAGAGACGCAACCCGGTGGCCCAAAATTTACGAAGCTTATAAAATGGCCACTCAGATGGGATGGGATATCCTAAAAAAGCGGAAAGACGCAAAGGGAGAAATCATGACTTGGCAATCTGCCGAAGATTGGTTTAATTGGTGGGCATATGATCGGGACGGTAAAGGCAAAGAGAATCCAGACCAGACCGTAATGTTTGAGTAATGGTGATATTTGCGGCGATAGCCGAGATTGAGAGGTTAAACCGTGCAAAAGAAAATTCTTGACGCATGCTGCGGATCGCGAATGTTCTGGTTCGACCGGGCAGAACCGCATACGGTCTATGTAGATAACCGGGAAACGATCGACACGCTCTGCGATGGGCGGCAATTGATCGTCAAGCCTGATATCATCGCCGACTTTCGAAACCTGCCGTTCCCTGACAATAGCTTTTACCTTGTCGTATTTGATCCGCCCCATTTAATCAGGGGGGGAGAAAAGGGCTGGATGGTCAAGAAGTACGGAAAGTTAACCGGGAACTGGCGCGACGATATTAAAACCGGATTCTCCGAGTGCATGCGGGTGCTGAAGCCGAACGGAACGTTAATCTTTAAATGGAACGAGGAGCAAATCCCGCAGAAAGAAGTTCTGCAGGCTATTGGACACAAGCCGCTATTCGGGGATCGGAGAACCAAAACACACTGGATGACGTTTATGAAATTTGATGCCGAGATTGAGAGGGGAAAAGATGGAAGGCAACCTACTTGCGAATAGAACCCACGAAAATAGAAGTCCGAGCGACTTTTACCCTACACCACCGGAGGTAACGATTGCCCTGTTAAACTATTTAAAACTTCCGTACAACACTCGGATATGGGAGCCTGCCTGCGGAGAGGGGCACATGGCTAAAACCATAAAACACCAGGGATATCCATTTGTAATAGCTACCGAACTCCGTGACAGGGGATATGGTCGAACCGGAATGGACTTCCTGATATCGCCATTTAATCCCTGTGACTGGATTATAACAAACCCGCCTTTTTCGCTGTCGGAGCAATTTATCCTCCGCAGCATTGAACATGGCAAGCCTTTCGCCTTTTTATTAAAATCGCAGTATTGGCATGCAACCAGTAAGCTGAAAATCTTTGAGCAATATAGGCCGGAAGCGGTACTACCGCTTACATGGCGCCCGAATTTTCTCTTTGACCAAAAAGAACGCAAGTCGGGCAGTCCCCTGATGGAGGTTTACTGGACGGTATGGGGCAGCAAGCCGGCCAAGCAGACAATATACTGCCCGTTGCCAAGGCCGAAAAGTGACAAAAAGCGTGGTGATGAGTATGGACTATTCAAAAATTATTCGAGTATTCCCCAGGCGGAATAGTTATACGCCGGATGACGATATGTGCTTTTTCGGTCCTCCTGAGTTGTTTATTCCTGCCCATGATGAAGTTCATGTTTGTTGTGTATTTACCTGGGATAGAGAGTGGTGCCAGGAACTGCAGTACCAATGGGGGGGAGCTACTGATAAACCTGTTAAGATTGGCGGGCCGGCCTTTGGCGATGCCGGCGGCGATTTTGTTTCAGGAATGTATGTCCGCAAGGGCATGACATTCACGTCCCGAGGATGCCCGAATAACTGCAGTTTTTGTTTTGTTCCCAAGAGAGAGGGGAAACTACGCGAACTGCCGATTACTGAAGGGAATATCATTCAAGACAATAACTTTCTGGCGTGTTCTCAGGAGCACCGGGCGAAAGTATACGACATGCTCAAGAAACAGAGCAGGATAGAGTTTAAAGGCGGACTGGAGGCAGTTCGATTAACCGATTGGGATATTGAACAGATGCGGTCGCTGAAGATTGATAAACTATGGTTTGCAGCGGACTGTGACGGCTCGGTGCCGGGGATAAAAAAAGTTGCTGCTAATCTCCTAAAGGCTGGGTTTAGACGGGACAACTTGCACTGCTATGTGCTCATTGGCGATGATATGGCGAAAAACGAAGCCAGATTAAAATCGGTAGCGTTTGCCGGAATGTTGCCTCGTGCACAACTATACCAGCCGAAAGAATGGATAGAGTACAGCGAGGAATGGAAGAAATTTCAACGATATTGGTATAGACCGGCCATTTACTGCAGTGATTTAGGATTGCGGTCGAAGTTTCCAGTGGCAAAAGAACATGAAGGGGAGTGGACAAAATTAATAAAGTCATACTCGTTGGACATTTGGCAAAAGATCCAGAAGTCCGTTACACACAAAGCGGAAAAGCCGTAGCGTCTTTTACTGTAGCCGTAAATAGGCAAAGTTCGTCACCGGAGAAACGGGAGGCGGATTTCATACCAGTAGTCGCCTGGTCGAAGCTGGCCGAGGTCGCCGGTAATAATCTGACCAAGGGCCGGCGGGTGCTGGTGGAAGGACGGATGCAGGTCCGTAGCTATGAAACGGCTGAAAAACAGCGCCGCTATGTAACCGAGGTTATTGCTCAAAACATTGAGTTTTTGGACAGTAAGAAACAAGGTGCCCCAGAAGCCGGGTCAGCGCCCGTAGATATGAGTTCATTCGGTAAGGACGTATTTCCAGATGAGGAGATTCCTTTTTGATTAGCGAGATGGGACGTGATTCCGTGAACAAAGAAAGTGTCATCGCCAAAGCCATACTGGTCATGCATAGTACTGGACATGTGCAAGCCGACCAGGCTCAGAAGATTTTGGATCGGACTCCTGGCCGGATGGTTGAAATGATCAGGGATATTCTGTATCGGCGGGGGCTCCTGCAAAAGAGAGTAGCGACAGGTGATTACAGCCTGTCGTCGCTCGGAGAAAAATGGTTAAAAGACAATGCCGAGATTCAACAGCGTTTCTGATTTGATTAAGGCTGGTGTGCGAATCCCTGATGGTGTGCTGAGGGAATTAAAGGCGGCCGACAAAACGCCGAAAAAACAAAAGTATAACGCCACAAAGACTGAAGTTGACGGCATTGTGTTTGCCAGTCAGAAGGAAGCGGCAAAGTACCAGGAGTTGAAACTTCAAAAGAGGGCCGGGATTATCCAGGACTTTCGAATCCAGGTGCAATATATCGTTCAGGATGCGTTTAAAGCCGGCCGCCAAAAAATCCGGGCCATTGCGTATATTGCAGACTTCGAGGTAGATGAGTTGGACGGGTCCCTGACGGTGATTGATACCAAAGGGTATCGAACCCCAGTATACATGATGAAAAAGAAGATGTTTATGAAGCGGTATCCGCATATCAGATTTGTTGAGGAATAAGGTGAGGAGGTTCTAACATGCCAAAGATTGATGATGTTTACTGGCTGATACGGGCTATAGGTGATCGTGACTACTCTAATGCCAGACGGCAAATAGTAGCGATGATTGCCAACGAGAAGAGTAATGGTCGAGATAAGGCAGTAGCACAGTTGGAACAGGCTTTGAAGTCGTGGGGAGACAATAATGCGAAATTGGTTGAACTCCCCCAGAATATTAAGTCGATGTTGTATCAACCGGAGTGTCAGAAGGATTTGCCCCAGATGTTTTTGGTGGACGAAGTTCTGGCGGCAGTAAATGATTTTATGAATGAAAGGGATTTCGCTGAAAATTTAAGAGAAGCAGGACTGCTGACCCGTAATAGAATTCTGCTTGCCGGTCCGCCGGGGAATGGAAAAACAACGTTGGCGGGAGTGATCGGGAAGGAATTAAACCTGCCGGTACATATTCTGAAACTGTCTGGCGTAGTTGATTCGTATCTCGGTTCTACCAGTAAAAATATCAATGCAATCTTTGAATACGCATATGGCAACCGTTGTGTACTGTTTTTGGATGAGTTGGACGCCATTGGAAAGGCGAGAAGCGGGGCGGTAAGCGGAACTGGCAAGGAGTACAGTCTAACCCTTAACACGATGCTTACTTGCCTTGATAGACTACCGGCCAGTGCGGTACTTATCGGAGCCACTAATATGCCAAAACTACTCGATCCGGCTCTTATACGAAGGTTCGAATTGAAACTCTGGTTGGACAATCCGAAGGCAGAAGCAATTGAGCAATACATTACGGATTATATGGAAAAACACACAGTTTATTTTGATCGTAGTCATAACCTTATCGGGCAACCATGGTCGAAAGTTGAGGAATGGTGCATAGAGAAGCATAGGAACGTTATCCTCGGCAGGGACGGGGGATGCACGACGAACTGGATCGGGGGCTACGAATGAAGGAAATGGGTGGTGGGCCGACATGAAACGATTTTGGGCCAGCTGGTATTCAGGAAATTATGTTGATGAAGGCTGCACTAAACCACCATTCAAGATCTGGATATCCGAATATGAAGAATATGAAATTGTTCTTCGTGATGATAATTCTGGCCGTGAAGATTGCACCATTTATGCTGTAATCGACATTGAAAATGAAGAGATGTTGTGGGCTTTGGTTGAAGAACATTATCCGGATTTCAGAGAAAGATTCTGCATTGAAAAGCCATTAGACTGGAATCCGGGAGAGAGATTTCGATAAAAAAATGCTACAAAGGGGGAAGCAATGTGGCAACGGATTACAAAAAATTAACTGATGACTTAATAAGGGCCAAAAGCACCGCAGTAGCGTCTACATCAGGGAGTGACGATGGAGGAACGGCCAATAGAGATACCATGGTTTTGCGCATTCCGAGAGCGAAAGAGGACAAGGTGTTGGAGGCAATAAAAGCAGCTGGGTTGCATTGCCGAGGAAAGAGCAACTGGCTTGGCCCAGGATACTTTATTTATCCACCGGGTGGTGGTCAGGGGAATTCCCGGGCGAAAGCTGTTGAAGCCATGGCAAAGAGCATGGAAAGCGATGGTTGGAAAGTACACATATATTATCAAATGGACTGAATGCCGGTCTTTCTATGACAAAAATTATGACAAAATGGAGTGATGTAATTGCTAAGGGCACAAATTTACGAAAACAAGGTAATTCATCTATGTTGTGGCGCAGGCATGGCAGCATTCGGGATGCAAAAATCTATCGGAGAATACAAAGGAGCTGTCGGTCGATTCCGGACATTGAAAGGATTTGACGTTGATCCGCTGGCTTGCGAAGATTTTGAAATGATGACTGGAGCACCAGCAGTCAGAATGGATTTCTTCAGCTGGCAAGATTATATTGACTTTCACGGAAAGGAACCACCTGAAGGTTGGCGGGAAGTGACGCCTGATGATATATACGAGGCAACCGGTGGGGAATACCCGGATACCGTATTTATTTCCGGACCGTGCAAAGGGTTTTCAGGGTTATTGCCGAGGAAAGCAGCTGAAAGTAAAAAATATCAGGCTTTGAATCGCCTGACGTTGCGATGCATATATCTGACTCTTAAAGCGTTTGAGCTCAACTTGCCGGGAATCATCATTTTTGAAAATGTGCCACGGATACGGACTAGAGGAGCGGAATTGCTGAAAGAAATCAGACGTATGTTGAAATCGTTCGGTTATGAGATTGTACATAAAGAAAATGAAATCCACGACTGCGGCGAGATCGGAGGGCTGGGGCAGAGCAGAAAAAGATTTTTGTTGCTTGCCAGACAGCCTGATAAAGTACCGGCGTTTGTATATAAACCGCCAAAACTTCCGCTCAAAACAGTTGGCGATATAATTGGCCCCATGCCATTGCCTGATGATCCGGCCGCCGGCCCGATGCATCGGATGCCACGGTTGCAGTGGAAAACTTGGGTACGCCTAGCGCTTATTCCTGCTGGCGGCGACTGGCGGGATCTGCAGAACATAAACCCGGAGCAGTACCGTATTGAACATGAACCGCGTAAAAGCACTTTTGGAGTTATGGACTGGGAAGAGCCGAGTGGAACGGTTACCGGAAATATGCGTCCCGGGGGAAGCACGGCAGCCGCCATACCAGACCCGAGAATGACTTTAAATGCGGATAGTACCCATAAAACAATTTACAGGGTCAGCCGATACGATGAGCCAGCCAATACGGTGACTGGGGCGTTTAGACCGAACAACGGTGCTACGGTTATTCCTGATCCAAGACTGCAGGCATGCGAAGGGAAGCATCCGGCAGTTTACCGGGTTGTAAAGTTTGACGAAACAGGACCATGTGTGACGGGAACAAGATTCGGTAGCGGGGCGCCGGCGATATCGGACCCACGGTTTAATTGTAAGATGTATCCGGATAGCTACGGTGTTCAAAAATGGGATGAGTCTGGTGTCACGATTCGCGGCAACATGCAAGTCATGGCTAGTAGGGCTTCAATATCAGACCCACGGATAACCAGAGAAAAAGGCTTTAGCAACAAATATCAGGTTGGCGAGTGGGATAAGCATGCAACAACGGTAACCGGAATACAGGACATACAGGCTGGTGCTCAATCAATCCCGGACCCGCGTTTTGGTTGCACCGTCAGAAACGGTACGATGGGCGTAACCCAATGGGACGAACCGGCAAAAACAGTAATAGGCTCTGCAGATGTTCACGCTGGAACGGCGGCGGTCGCCGATCCGAGAATCCCGGCGGACAATGAATCCGGTGTGTATGTGATTATCGCTGAGGATGGGACATGGCACAGACCGCTGACTACCCTTGAACTGGCTGCTTTACAGTCCATACCTCTGACCATGCCAGACGGTTCACCCCTGGTACTGGCCGGTAAATCGGATGCTCGGTGGCGAGAAGCAATCGGGAATGCAGTTCCGCCGGCTGCGGCTCAGGCGATGGGAAATCAGATATTAGTTGCCTGGATGGCCGGTAAGCTTGGCTGGGAATGGGAGCTTTCTAACCAAGAAATCTGGGTGAAACAGGATGAAGAGTCGGCGATAGAGAGGGGATTGTTATGTCGATCATAACGGCCATTAAAAAGCTATTTGGAAAGCCGGAGTATAAATACTTTGTGTCATATGCCTGCCAGACAGAAACAGGGAACGGCTTTGGAAGAATAACCTTCAATACCAATTTTAAAATTAATGAAATCGGCGATATCGAACGCATTAGTGATTTGATAGCACAAAAAGGAAAATGCAAAGCCGTTGTTGTCTTAAACGTTATTCTGCTGAATAAGCGGAGGGGATAAAAGCATGAAATTGACAGTGAAAAACATCTGCGCAGAACTCCTTAAAGAAGAAAACAGCATATGCCCCTTCTGCGGGGCTGATGCTGAAATCTGCGCTTTGGGTGGCAAGAAACAATACGAGGTCAGGATTGTTTGCAATGATTGCGGCGCCCGGATAGACTTCCGGGACTGGCTGATCAAGTTGGAACGAGGGGAGGAGATGGGAAAATGAGCATATTAGACAGGCTTAATCGGGGAGAAATAACCGTCAGTATCGGGGTGGACAATCACAACAGAACCGAAGATCAGATTATGGCGGCGGGGGAACTTCTTGAACTGGCCATGGCAGGGGATCGCATGCGGTGGATACCGGTTACAGAGAGAATGCCGGAAGGCGGGGAGCCGGTTATTGTCGCGGTAGGAAAACCGGAAAGATACGTCTTAAAGTACGCAGCTTATGTACCATCGGGCATTGAGGAAATAGAGATTGGAAGGTTTGGGACCATGTTTGCGTCAGATTTTGCGCAGGGAGACGATTACACGCCCGAATTTATTCCGGAAGGGTGGCATGAAATCCAGAATCTATTTGGTGATACTGAACTTTTGCTTGAAGTGGACGAAAATGTATTTGCATGGATGGAGCCGCCAACATTGTCGGGTAGGGAGATGGCGAGATGACATTGGATGAGCATATTTATTCTTGCTCCGGGACAGAGCATGGATTGGAATTGAAAAGGTTGTTACAAGAACTGAAGCACCGCCGGGAAACCGAGATCAGGCCGGCGACGCGGTTTCTGGGAAATACGCTATTGCAGCAGATCGGGCACGTTCAGAGTGAGAACCTTGAAGAGAAAAAAGCGCTTGAATGGTACCTTGCACATCCTTCCCCGAAATCGAAAGAGGAATATGCGATGGAACTTGTTGACGGTCAGATGAGCCGGGAAACCGAACTTGCAATCCTGGGGTATGACGATAAGGCCCGGGCGGAAGTCAGGCGGAAGGTGATCGAAAAGAATGCGGCGAGGGGGTATTACGAAGATGCCAGGTAAAAGGGGATTTGAAAATACGTTTAAACCGTACAAACCGGACGGAATCCAACTCATTGCTGCCGAAAGAAATAGGGAAATAGCTCCAAATCTGCGGCATGATTATGACGAATTAGCTTTAGCTGCGGCAGCATATGCCATACCGGCCAGGCTGAGAGAGCGTTTTGCGGATAGAATTGGCGGAAGCATAATAATCTGGTGGCCTTGGCAAATAAGATGGTGGCGACCAACCCCAGACAACCGGATTCGCGAATTGACCAAGGCCGGGGCGCTGATTGCGGCCGAGATAGACAGGTTGATTGCCGAGGGAGGGGTGAGCGGCGATGAGTTGTAAACATGATGGCGGCTTTGCTGTAATCAGATCAAAAGAAACTGGTAGATTAATGGACGCGGTATGCGAAGATTGTAATGAATCGCTCCTTGTGATTATCGAGGGGCAACGTGATAGGATAGAAGCACTAGAAACTGCCATAAAATCCATACAAAAATCCCCACGGATAAATTCAGCCGTCAAGCGGATTTGCGTGCAGGCGTTGGGGGTAAGCGGCGATGAGTGAAACAACCTGCGTTGAATATCAATGCTCATTAAATGAGGTGGAAGAGGATGATTGAAAACAAAACACTTCTGGAAGAGTTGCTTACACGGCCTAAAACAGGCTATCCGAACCTTGACCGGATATACGACAGATTGCGAGGAATACCCGGTTGGGCCAGGGAGTTGATCGGAAAGCTGATGATTGATGTTGAGTTGCTGAAAAAAGAGGGTGTTGGCCTGCGGCGGCAATGCGATTCGTTGCGCGGTACTATCCAGACTATGGCTGACAATCACGTCGAGGAAAAGGCAAGGTTGGAGCAGGAGCGGGACGCCGCCCAGGCCAGGGTGGCGAAACTGACGGCGGCGCTGGAAGAAATTGCGTGGATTGAAGTTGACGACAAGAACGATTGGATTAATCGTCCTGAGTTGTATAACGTTGTCATAATGTCCCGCGTGGCCCTCTCCGCCCCGAAGCGAGAGGAGCGCGAAGCATGAAACTGCGCTACAAAGCCCCTGAATGGATGACAAAAGAGCAGATAGAGCAGTTAAACGATGTCGCTAAATTTTGGGGACTTGGAATGATGGAGTGCATGTTGAACGAAATGATTAGACGCCATGAGGTGGCACTAGCCATTAAACAAAGACAAGCGAAGGAGGAACATGATGGGTGACAAATTACCCGAAAACATAGTCCAACTATCCACTTTCCGCATCAATCGAGGGAAAGAAAAGCATTGCTCCTGCTATGAGTGGATGACCTTCCCCAAAAAGCCGCTTGCATTTGAATTCGATCCAAAAAACCGAGAAGTATTCTGCCGGCATTGCGGAAATAAGATCGATGCGTTTGACGCGATGCTCCTGTGTGCCGAACAGGACGAACGGAGGAATAGCGAGCTTAAACAGCTTTTCGAACAGGCCAAGGAACTATCCGAATACAAGCCATGGCTGATACGAGCGCGTGAATTCGAACGGGAATTACGGGCAGGGATGATACCGATATGCCCACACTGCAGTCGAGGTATTTTACCGGAAGAACTTACCAGATGGGGAAATAAAGAGCGTGAACTGCAGGCGAGAAAGTTTCAAAAGCAAAAGGAGGAATCCTGATGGACAAGATGACGTCGGAGAAGGCGATAGAGATACTCAGAGACAAATTTATAGAGTTTTATCCGTCGGTTGCAGGCGTGAAGCCAATATCAATTCGCAGAGCAATGGAGATAGTTGATTTCATCAAGGATCAGCAGTCCCGAATTGTGGAGTTGGAGACGGCATTATTGGCAGCCAAGCCATGGCTTGAAGACCGCGGGAACGATGTGGGCGATGGTTCTGTTCTAACTTTACTATACGAGGCATTGAAGGAGCGTGAAGCCGGTGAGTAGGGAGATAAAATTCCGGGGGAAAAGCTTAGCGACCGGCAAGTGGGTAATTGGGTACTTAGTTAAGATGTTCGGTGTAATATCGATCATGCAGTTCGGTGACGAAAACACGGTTTATTCTGTTGATCCGGCCACGGTCGGGCAGTATACCGGATTTCAAGATCTTTACCGAGGCGATATCTGCAAGGACGAAACGGGAGCAATAGTTGAAATTATATGGTCTGACCGCCACCAATGGGCCGGACTGGTTATAAAAGGACACCGCTTATCTCAAGGGCAGACTTTCCCGCTATGGCAATGGGACCCGTCAAAAGCGGACTTAGGGCAGAAACTTGAAAAAATCGGCACTAGGTGGGACAACCCGGAACTGTTAGGAGGCGCGTCGTGAAAACAGAGCGGGAAATAAGGGATGAAATCGAAGCTACGCAACGAGCCGCTCAAAATTGCCGTAGATCGTATCAGAACAAGAAGATATCCCAAGAAGTCCTAAAAGACATGCTGATTGACTGCCAAGCAACCGAAGATGCTTTGCGTTGGGTACTTGGCGAAAACGATCGGTATGATTAGGAGGCGGTCAGGATGGTGCTTGAAACACGGTATATACAGTTAGCCATGTGCCCCAAAAAGAAAAGGGAAATAAATATAGCCAAATGTGACAAATGCCCTCACTTAATTGGACAAAGCGATATGTGGCACATCGAATGCACTTACAAGCCGAGGAAGAGGGGAGGCGACGGAACAAAATGAAAATAGGAGAATTGGATCAGCATTGTGCGAATTGCAGTGTTGGGGAGTTTTGCGGAAGTCCATGGGGGTATTGCCTTTGTCGCGATGATAGGTTCGTCGCCGTAGAGGACAGCGAATACTGGGATATTGCCCAAGCCGCTACAGCAAAACCTCTTGACGTTTGTAATGGGTGCAATCGCCCGGATTGCGAACCGTATAGATACAGCGACGTTGATTACGCGGATGAATCCTGCGAATACAGCGACGAAGCACGGGATTATCGTTGCGAACAGATAGCGGACTATGCAGAGAATACCTTGGGGGGAGGCGGTAAGGATGCCTAAGACTGGGTTTATTTGTGTCTGCGGTGAACCAATGCGATATATCCATGGTGATGACGGATGCGGCGACATACGGTGCATTGCCTGCCTGAGATCGTCGGGATATTGCGGGAGTATTTCGGAAGCAATGCGCGAATACGAGCGGATCAACGGGAAAAATCCATTAGAGGCGGTGAAAGACGATGCGTGACCGGGCCAGGGAAAAGGAGATTATGGCGGCCAAAACTCCAGGAAAATGTCTGTACGAATACCAGGAGGGAGACGGCCATGTGCTGCGAATGGGGACAGCCTTAGTAAGTCGAGCAAGCTATGAAACACAGCACATTATCAATTATGATCATAACCTTTACCCCGAAGATGGCGAACAATTTGACGAAGCGAAAGCGAATGCCCAGTTTATTGCCAGGGCGTGGACCGGCTGGCCGGAGGATATGGAAAGGTTGGAACGGTGCGAAAGAATGCTGAAACGTATTCAATTTTGCTGCGGTCAAATATATGGAGTTTGCCTAGTGTGCAGGAGGGAACGCGATGCTGGGCATAAGCCCGACTGCGAACTTGCCGAACTGCTGCCGAAGGAGGACGTCCATGTTTAATTGCCCGTCAGAAAAAGAATGCCAGAGGAAATGCCAATTATGCGGGGAGCATCCGGGAACCCATGTCATCAAAAACAAAATAAACGGAACAACATTAAATATATGCCATGTCTGCCTGACTGAACTGGGCATAAGAAAGGAGGCTGACAGTGATGTGTGATTGCCAAAATAGAGTTTGTACCGAGCTGAAAAAAGCATTTCCCACGGCGCGTAGAGTTATTATGCCAGTGGAACTTTTGTCGAACCGTATTTATATCGAAGCCACAGCGGATGTTATAGGTGAAAATGGTAAGTTAAAAGATAAAAAAATCAAGGTCATGGTCAGTTATTGCCCGTTCTGCGGTGAGAAATACCCGGAGAAGGGAGAAGAAAGTGTATAGAAATGTCGATCTTAAAAGACACCTTCCGTTATTAGGCTGCTTGTCGCTATTCAATTTGATTGATGCGTTAGTGTTATATCCATATGAAATAAACTATAGGGTCGTTGTGAGGTCCGAACTGCCCCGGTTGTGGGAAGAAGCGGATGACGCGAAGCTTACCTTTGACGATAAGGTAATAGATGTAAAACCATATGTTATCAAGATATTGAGGGATATGCGAGACGAAATAAACGCAGCAGAAGCGGCGGCGCAAAAGGCCATACGAGAACTGGAAGAGTACAAGAAAAAGAATAAGGAATTTGAACTGTTCAATAAGTTTAAGGAGGATCGAGGATATGGTAGGTGATGACTATGACTAAGTATCTTGCCGATTGCGACCAGGCTACCCGGTATCAAGTGTATCACAATACTCCCAATGACACGGCGGCGGCCCGGTTATTAGGAGTATCGCATAAGATATTTTCGACTTGGCGTAAAAATGCTGGACTACCAAAAAAGCGAGATGGCCGCACAAAGAAGATGGATTATTCCCTGACACTATCAGGCGGAGTACCATTCCGGAATGTTTTTCAGGGGGTCGAGCGACAAAAATGCGAGATATACCTGAAAATGATTGCTACTGCAGGGCAGGACCGAAGCCGGCCGATCGGGGATATATTGCATGCAATACATGTTTATTCCCAGGGAGCAGATATTATGGGACTTGGCTGACTGTGTCCCACTTAGGCACGGGATACGGCTCCTGGCTCCACTAATTACCATAAGGAAAGTGAGGAAGTATCAAATGGGGGGTACTGATTATGGACCAAGTACCGCAACAGATTGAACGAAAAGAGCTCATTGTCCAAGCACTGAATGCCTCAAGGAGAATTAGTCAGGCCGCGATTAAACTCGGCGTCACAGAGCGGCACCTTCGGAGGTTGATCGAAAAGTACAAAATCAATAGCCGCTGGCATTAACGGGTAATCGCAGGATGAAACATTCCTGCGATATTTTTTTGGGAAATACGGGAAATGTCCGGTTTCGGACATATGTTGTGGTTTAAAATTGCATTAGACACAATATATGGTGATAAAAGAAAATAATTATTCATTGAGAGGGGAAATAGGACTGTGAAAAAATCATTAATTTTGGGAGTGTGCGGGGTCTTTTTAATCATCATTTTGTTATTCGGCATGATAACAACAATTGAAACCGGTGAACGCGGGGTAATAACCCGCATGGGCAAGTTACATGGGATCATGGACGAGGGCTTGAACTTTAAACTGCCGTTTATCGACAGTGTGAAGAAAATGAGCATCCGAGAACAGAATTTTCCTCTGTCCTTGGAGGTATCTAGTAAGGACATGCAGACAATTAAGGTGGATGTGAGTTTGGTTTATGCCGTGAACCCCGGTGAAATCGGAACAATCTATCAAAGATTTGGCACTGAATATCAGACTATTTTGGTGTCGCCGACGTTGGCCGAAACTGTTAACTCCATGGTTGCGGAATATCCGATTGAATCATTTGTGGAACGGCGCCAAGAAATTAGCGCCAGGATTAAGGCAGTATTTGTTGAAAAAACGACTGGCAACGGTCTAGTTGTCAAGGATCTCTTGATTACTAATCATGATTTCAGCGACGAATATAATCATGCAGTAGAAGCCAAGAAAATCGCAGAACAGGGAGTTTTAACGGCACGGTATAACAAGGAGCGGGTTGCCCTGGAGGCTGAGGCTCAAAAGACGAAGCATACCAGCCTGAGTCCGATGGTATTACAGGAAATGGCGATTAATAAGTGGGATGGAAAGCTGCCGGCTTATTGGGGTGGCAATACGCTGCCGATGCTGAACCTGAACAAGTAGGCACAATGAAGCGAACGCCACTAAAAAGAAAGACGGCGCTCCGAGCTAAAACGGCGTTAGGGTCCAAAACGAAGCTGAGAGCCCGGGGCAAGAAAAATAAGCCGGGGCGGATAGCCGGGGAAGCACTTGCGAGGCTCAATGAGGATATATGGGAACGAGATGAGGGTAGATGCATTATCTGCGGCAGGCCGGTTCATCAGGGAGTAAAATTTCATCACGAACCTACTAAATCACATGGGGGAAAGGACCGGTTGGAAGACGGCTGTGTTCTTTGCCAAGATGGGCCTGACCCGTGCCATTATCGACGGCATTTTGGGAAGGATGGAAGCCAGGATATTCGGCAGAGATGTTTGGATTACCTGTATGGATTGTATCCAGACACGAAATAGGGGGTTGGCTATGGAAACTATTGAGGGAGAAATAGAAGTTCTAAAACACAACATAGCTGTGCGACTAGACGATTATATTGCCAGCATACGTCTATGGCGAGATGAAAATTATCGTCACAAAGAGATAGTATACCGATTGACTTGTGCGGTTGCGTCGATATTCATGGACGAGATCAATATCCGCTATCCGACTACATGGTGGGATGGGTTCAAAGAACAATACTTCCCTGCGTGGTTTCGAAAACGGTTCCCCGTGCGATATACGGAACACAATTACTCGGTTAAGGAGTATTTCCCTAAGATGCCGATCAGAGACGATCAGGCGAAGGTGTATTTTGTGAGGCTCCAGACTCCACTGTTAGCCTACCAGGAAAAAGAAATCAAAAAGGGGGAAGCAAATTGAAAGCGACAGGAATTGTAAGGGAACTGGATGATCTCGGAAGGATCGTAATACCCAAGGAATTGCGGCGAATTTACGGCATTGATACTGGAACGCCAATTGAAATTTTTACTGACAACGACAAAATAATTCTCCGCAAGTACAGCCAGGTGTGCGCCGCCTGCAATCATCCCGAGGTTGTGAAGGAAATCGGTCATATCGGTCTGTGCCAGAAATGTGTTGGCCAAGTAAAACAATGACTGCCGAACAGTTAGTCCAGCACTGCCAAGCATTGACGAACGTTTACCGGGTTATCGCCGAACTTGAAACACAACCGCTGACTGAAAAAGATTTGATCCTCGATAAACTGCAGTACATAAGCGCGGTGAAGGCCAGAGTAGGCCGGCTGGCTGGGGAAGCGCTGGAATTGGCCGGAATAGCCGAAGCGGAAAGAAAGAGCGGAACGGCTGAAGACTGGGTAAGCCGGCACAGGGAATATATCACACAAAGCCAATCCTTTACCGCCAAGCAGCTCGACATGGAAGCTGAAGCGGCGGCAAAGGAAAAACGGCTGGCAGAAGCGAGGGCCCTTGGACTATACGAAAAACTCAAAAACTTGCGGAGTGACCTGGAAAGTGTAGAGAACACACTCAAATTCCGGGGCCGGATGCTTTTCGGAGACTGGAAGGACGCATAAGGGGATAGGTGTATGAAAAAGAAGTGGAGTGTGAGTACCATTGATTGAGATTATTGAGCGTTCCTGCTACAATGAAACCTTTGGCACTGAAAAATTACCTATCGCTAAGGTTGAAAAGATGGAAATTAACGGATTAAGGGTCCAGGCGAGTTATAATTCGGATGGACATTTAGTCGTAAGAGCACTTCAAGGGAAAGGGTCTGATGGATATCCAAATGACACACTAGTAGTCTTTGATCAGGCTGCCAGTGATGTGATTATTTCATTCTGCCGAACGATCGGTATCAATGAACAGTTCGTTAACCTGGTGGCTAAGCATGCCACTCAACTGCCGTTTTAAGCGAGTGGAGGTGGGCGCCATGACTGTGTTCGAGAGCATTCAGGAAATCATTATGAACCAGACGAAATGCAATATGGCGGATGTGACTATTGAAGCCGATCTGGTTCGGGACTGTGGCTGTGACTCATTAGACTTGCTGGAGATCGTCCTAGAAGTAGAAGACAAGTACAATATCGACGTGACTGAGGAATCGGCCGGCAAGTGGAAAACCGTCCGAGATCTTGTGGAGCATGTGAAAAAGGCGGCAGGAATTGATGAGTGAACGATATGACTCATCATATGATTCGTATTGGGCATTGGTTTTATCGTCAACCCCGGACTTCCCGGGGCCGTGTGTGCTGAAAAGTCAAAGCAAGCGTGAATTGCACATTTTAGTTCGCCAGGCAAAGTGGCGGCGAAGGAACAAAGCTAAAACACAAAGAGGTTTAAGAGGATTGACTTTCTACGCGGGAGAGTGAACAGTAATGAGAAAATTTTTGAGCATGATAATTCTGGTTGTCGTAATGTTTGCGGCGGGATGCACAAGTCAAAACGCTACAAAGAACTTCGGTGGGGAAACCGTAATAGAGTTGCCAGCCAAGACAAAATTCGTAAATGTCGAATGGAGCAAAAGTGACCTTTGGATTATTCAACGGCCCATGCGGACAGAAGAATATCCTGAAACAATCACAATAAAGCAACATTCTTCATGGGGCGTGTTGAGCGGGACAATCATAATTAAGGAGAGTCGGTAGCAATGGATAGAGTGGGCTTAGAACCAGGCAACTTAGTTATCACTGTCGGACTGCCTTTGAGCGGTAAGAGTATATTAGCGCGGCGGTGTGCAGAGTCTGGCCCCAAAATTGTTGTCGTGTGCCCGGATACAATTCGTTTGGCACTGCATGGTAGTCAGTTTGTGGGTAGCGCAGAACCGTTTGTATGGGCTATCGCCCAAACCATGGTCAGAACCCTTCTAAAAGAAGGATATACCGTTATCGTTGATGCAACAAATACAACGGTAGAGCGGCGCCGGATTTGGGTGCAGATGTCCAAAGAATTCGGCAAGCGGGTAGCTATCTATCATGTGGATACTGATTATGCAACTTGTTGCGCGCGAAATCAGCGGCATGGGCGACTGGATTCGGCGATTATTGACCGTATGCATCGACAATTCGAACCGCCTGCAAAAGCGGAAGGTGATATCTTTACGGCAGCACAGGTCGAGAAGTATCTGGATGAGTCAACGGATGACTGTGACGTCACTGATAGGTAAAAAGTAAATAACAGACAAATAGCGTCGTGGTTTCGAAAGCCGGACGCTATTTTAAGGTGGTGGATACATCGTAACTGGGATAAAATGCGGAACGTGCAAGTATTGGGACCCGAGCAAAAAAGAACCGAAGGTCTGCAAGAGATGCGCCCATCCGAGGGGATGGAACGGGACCGTTAGGCCATTTTGGAAAAGAAAAGAGGTGCAATATGGGGGAGAAAGCAACGTGGTATCCAGAGACAGAAAGAGTCATTAGGTTATATTTTTGCAACAAAAGCCGGCTGGATCGCCTAAGGGCTACTGAGAAGACCCTGCAGGCCAATCTGTATGAAATCCAGCAGACACTGGGCAGTTACAAAAGAATCCCCGGGTTAACAGCAAAATATGGGCTGTGTATCGGCGGCGGGAATATGAATGCTGGACTTGAATCCCTCATGGGGGAATATGAGGAGCAGACTGAGCAGATTGTTAAGCAGATGGGGAAGACAAGCCGGCGACTGATAAAGATCCAGTGCCGGCGAAGAGAACTTGAAGAATGGGCGGCGCCGTTCGATGCGTCCATTGAAAGACTGAGCCGGGAAGAGCAGACACTGCTGGAACAGAGATACACATACCGGCGGAGCAATTATATTATTGCGGAACTTCTGCATTGCAGCGAGTACCGGGTGCGGTATATGTTGTCCGGGATCATTACGGAAATGGCCGGGTGGGTACGGCCTAAACAAAAGGCAGAAAACAAAAGAACCCCGGACTAGATCCGAGGTTCTTCTTTTATTCGTCTATGTACTCCATGATGTCACCGGGCTGACAGTTGAGGGTTTTACAGACACGGTCAATGATTTCTATATTGACTGTTTTATGTCCTGATAGCTTAGCCACAGTGGCGCTTGAAAGACCGGTTATTTCGGCGAATTGGCCCTTCGATATTCCCTGCCGCTGCAGCATATCCAATAACTTATAGTATTTTATTGCCATGATGCACCTCCTGCCTATAGACTACCACTATTTCAAACGTTTGTAAATATATTTATGCGATCGGTGATTTATTTTCGCAAACGCACTTGACAAGAATTTATATACGCGATAATATTTAATTAAACACAAAGATAAATTTACAAATACATAATACGGAGGCGGTAAGGATGAAATTAAAAAATATTGTTGTATTAAAAAATCAAAATAGAACTGTTTTAAAAAGATTAAACAAACAAACTGGTGTTTATTGTTACGTCATTATATTAAATGATAAAACTAGAAAACCATTTATACTAACCGACATGTATGGAAGGCAAATGCTTTATAAAAACGGCGTTGATTTCCGGCAATTATCGCAAAAACAATCTGGAAAGTTTGAGATTTGGAATAAATAACATTGCAGAGCGACGGCCTTCGGGCCAAATAAATAACCGGCGGGTAACAAGCCCGCCGCGAAGGGGAGAAAAAAGCCAATGAAATACAAATACAACGTCTATAATAACTACCTCCCAAACCGACCACACATAATGACCATCGAAGCGAACAGCCCGGCAGCCGCCGTTAAAAAGGCATATTTCGATTTTGTGCTGCAGGAAGGTGGCAAAGTAGAAAAGACCAGGCGCGGCAAAGGCTACACCAACACGGCAATCTACATATATTTGCCGGAGCAGGTCGCTGCAGGAGCCGGGCCGGAATGGACAATGGAAAGAGTATTCTGATTCAGCCCCGGCCTAGCCGGGGTAATGCGGAAAGGAGAAAAAAATGAAAACATGGGACGTATTGGTAACGAGAGATTGCACAGAAAGTACGATTATCCAAGTACAAGCGCAAACACTACAGGAGGCTATGGACTTAGCCGTGGGAAAAGCTCAGCAAGATTATACGCTGACTTGGACAAGGGACGGCAGCGAGGATATTCCCTATATAGTAGACGATAGTTGCGTTGAAGAAAATGACCCCGCCTGAAGATGGCTACACGGGAAGTGTAAAAGTGAAAGGATGGATGGAGAATGTTTGCAAAGTTTTGCCCCTTCTGCGGAAAAGAAACTGTATCCAGCACCCGCCCTGCATATATCGAAATTGGAGAATGGGACGAACATGCAGATAAGTGGGAAGAAGAGTACGGAGTAAGTGAATATGTTTGCAGTGAGTGTAATTGCAGGTTCTTTGCCTAACCCCGCCTGAATGAGAGCTTGGAGGGACCAGGCCGAAACCTACCGGCGTTCGCCGGGATGGTCGCGGGATACCGTAGAAAGGATGAGTGTCCATGGCAAAGATTAGTGAGTCGATGAAAGGGACGACGGTAAAACAGAGGGCCAATGCGGCATTTAACGAGGAAAACGATCTCTTTTGTGAATACCGGGAGGCGCCGAAAGATGATCTGGCACTACCCGGCATAAGAAAAACGATCAAGATGGTCCAAAAATCCCTTTCTTAACAGATGCGCCCCGGACTTCGGTCTGGAGCTTTATTTTTTCTATAAAAAGTTTCAATTCCTTATTGACGTTGAAATAATTATGGTATATACTTAAATTAAAGATAAGGGAGAGCGCAGGAGCGACAAGGCTCCGGCTTACGGAGGAAATGAAAATGAAAAGCACGATTCAGTTTGAAACTATCACCGACATTCTGAGCGAAGAACTGTACCAAACCCGATACATGATCGGGCAGATCGACGAAAAACATTACATCTACATATGGACTTGCCGCACAGGAGAAGAAGTAGTTGAAGTATCAACCGAAATGTTAAACTCGCCGGCCCACGACCACGGTGCTATGATCGGAACCGCTCAAGAGATCGCAGACCATATTGAGGTTTGTGTAGGACTCCACCGAGACGACCCCGACGAAGTTACCGCAGAAGCAGCCGAGGAAGTTGTAGCCGAATTACGCGAAGCCCTTGGCCTGTAAAGAATACGCCGAGCCGGGCGGCTAAACCCGGCAGAAGGAGGAATGAAAGTGGAAAATTTTGAAAGGGTTTTAGCCAAAATGAAGGGTCGAACTAATACTATAAATCATTTTGAAAAAGAGGCAAGTTCCGACCCGGTTATAATTCGCGAACTGGAAAACGCCCGAGCCTCCATGCATTGGGCGGTGGAAATTCTTAACACAACCGACTTAGATCATCATTGGTTTTTTGAACAGGATACTATTTTTCATGAATGGCACGTAGGCCGGGTAGCGTACCCCAGCACGGGGAGATCATGGCTTATCCCGCTGGATGTTCCGAACATTTATGGCGAATACCCCGAGGAGGAGTGACACGTATGTCTAATTGTCCATTTTGCGGCCGGCCGACCATCGGCCGCGCCCGAATATGCGAGTCAACAGAATGTGCCAAGCGACAGCAGGATTCATGGTTTGATGGCCAGATTTCAGTTCCGGACGGATTTCTTACGGCAGCCGACTTCGCGAAGGAAAGGGGAATATCCCGTCAGATGGTGACTCGAAACTGCACGAACGGGAAATATCCTGGAGCCTTCCAAGACCCGCAGTCTGGCCGCTGGTATATCCCCGATGACGCTGCCAGCAGTGGAAAGGTTGGCAGGCCGCCGGTACTGGACCGGCGAAAGGCCAGGCAGCCGATAAAGGCCACAGACGCCGAATGGAAAGGGATTGTCGAAAAGGCAGCCGTAACGGGACTGCCGGTAAATGAATACATGATTCGAAAGGCTCTCGACAAGCCTATCAATAAGAAAAAATAGATTAGCCCCGGCTCTGGTCGGGGCCTTTATTTTTTTGCAAATAGATAAAAATAACCACAAAAACATATTGACACATATACGTATATATAGTAATATATAATCAAGAGGTAAGGAAATACCTCAAATAAACTGAGACGGCTGGCACAGCGCAGCCGCAAGGAGGATAATATTATGGATTTGGTAAAAACGGAAAGAGAATTTGGCAGCGTGGAGTTTGAAGGCAAAAAGTACATCCTAACCAGTCAAGCAGACCTTACCGGCAGATTAATCCAACACAACGGCTACAATGACCCGGATGACAACGGCGATTATGATTTTGAGATGTCGGCCAGTGCGGTTGACGAATGCGGAGATGAATACACGGTGTACTGGATTTTTAACACCAGAAAAGACGCAGACGGCGTTGATAAAGAACTTGACCAGTATGATTATGACGAGGTTGATCGGGTAGTAGAACGGTACTAAAAACACATGCCGAGCCGGGCGGCGAATCCCGGCGCAATGAATGACGGGGCCGCAAGGACCCTGCAATATTGGAGAGAAAGATAATGGAAACAGATAAGTGCTCCAATTGCGGCATTAGAGACGCCCAAATCAAGGGACTCTGTCAAACATGTTACAAAAAAGCGTACCGGCAGAGCTTTATTGATAAGGGCATTTGCCCTGTATGCCGCAAAAATCCTCTGGCAGAAGGGCTTGCGACATGCGAGCAGTGCCGGGAGAGGATTAAAAGGGTAAAGCGCAAGGAAATGGCAAATAACGGCCCTCCAAATGGCTTGTTTTGTAGATATTGCGATAAACCTTTAACTGGGCATGCTCGTGTTGTCTGCGATGACCCAGAGTGTTTGCGCAAGAATCACAACAAAAAAGAAAGGGAAAATTATGAAAATAGAAAGCCTCAGCGCGACTTTGGGAAAAATATTACTTGGATTAGTAAAAAAGGTGTGCCTAAAAAGAACACGATTTACAGGGATAAAACACCCTTGCTAAAAATATCCAAGCATAACATGCTGTCTTTTAACCCTGCGGCGAATCTGCAAAATACAATTGGTTGTGGAGTAGGGGACCGTATTGATGTAGGTATCGTGGGTGATGATGCAAAGACCATAGCCGTCAAAAAAGGGAAAACGTATAAATTGACAAAACAGCCCCGGGGGAGCGCACTGTATGTTGTGTCAAAGCTAACAAAGGACGCTTTGGTGGAATGTGGGATTAAACTCCCCGCAACATATAAAATATCTTACATGGAAGAGTTTAAAATGCTTATATGCGAATTACAGGAGGGACCAAACTGTGAAGAAAACAATATGGATGAATGACCCGCTGATCCGCCTGCAGGAATCACTTCCGGACGCGTCAAGCCCAAAGAATAGACGATCCGGTGGATTTAGTCAGAGACTAGGGGACGTGGTGGAACGGTATGAAATAATGCTCAAACTGACTCCGGCACCGGCACTGACCGAGGAAGAAACGATGATCATGAGCGAAGTCGTCTGCGGCAGTATGGTCAGCGATCTGAGCATAAAATACATGCAGGACAGTATTCTGGACGCCGCCACCGGCACAGCGGAGGAAAGGAAGGCTCTGTCTGAAAAGGCTGCTGGGTGGTCGCCGACAGAGCGCCTGGCGTTGATCGAATCGATGGGACAATGATGACCGAGGATTGGATCATAGGGTTTGTCTGGGGCATTGGAACTATATCCGATGCCCGTCTATATATCCGTTATCACGATAGGGAACTTTTGCAAACCATAGCTGAAACGATCAATACTAGGTCACGTCCGTTCAGTCCGACAGTCGGCAAAATAGGTTTGCGCATACGTTTGGATCATCCCTTTTGTCAAAAGCTATTACAACTGGGGTGGACGGGGCGAATGGATAAGTCCAGGCTATACCCTACAGGAGAAATCGATCATATTGAGTTTATCCGAGGATACTGCTATACAAAAAGCGTTGTAGATACCTGGAAGAGAAAGACTAGAAAGGGTGATGTTATTCGATCGCCGCGTTTACGTATTTATGGCAGTCAGGATATTGTCTATCATATTGATCAGTATTTTGCGAAAAACATTGGCACTACCCCGAAAAAGCCGGCATTGCACACAACGAAGCAGGGTGATTGTTGGGTAATTTACTATCTATCAATTAAAGAAATACCGGTATTGGTAAGCATACTGGAATTATCACAGAAGAGTATACAAAAGCAGTGACCGTGCCCCTGCCGAGAGGTAGGGGCTTTCGTTTATTTACCATCAGCCAACTTCTTTACAAAACGTTTGTTCGGTGATATGATGATAACAAACACATGTTCTAAAAGGAATGAAGGAAGAATAGGGGGCGGCAACTATGAAATATACCGTTAAGGGCATGATACACGGACAAGACGTAGAGGTGACATGGGAAGATGGACGCCTAACGGGCGATCCTGATGTTATTAGCCTGGTGCAGTTAAATGCCATGGCTAAAGAGGGGACGGAGGTTGGTTGGGAAGGGCAGCGAAAGACCAAAACAAATCACTTAGACGACCCTGGGACAGCCGCCTATCTCATATACATAGAGATGGACGAGGTAACCGAATTTATAGGTGATAAGCTACTAATTGCTGCCGGGTGAAAATCATCGCAAAACAATCGCAACAAATAGGAGAAAAGCAGATATAATAAAAGTGTGGATGAACCGAAAATCCACCATGCTGTTGCCCTCCTTTCATACAATGCCCTGGGCTAGTACACCAGGGCAGAAGACAAAAGCCACTCAGAATAAATCTGGGTGGCTTTATTATTTGCACGAGGAAGTGAAAGCGATGTGGATTAAACTTAATCAACAGAACATAGCGAAGTCGGTGGGAACTGATGTATGTAGAGGGAGATAGAGTCATTGTCCCAGTCAAAGGAAGGATAGTAACGAGACGCTCCAAAACAGAAATGGAAGTAGATGAGAAAAAGCGGTTTGACATATCGCTGGAAGTCCCCGGACATGATGGATACCTGGAGAAGGATTATAATACCGAAGAGATCCAGTGCTATGATTGTGAAATATCAGAAGAGCTACGGCAACTAGGAGACAGAGTTATCTCCAAAAGGCCGGAGCTCTTTTATATTGATGAGTATATCGGCAGGGAGAACATTTGCTATGTGCTGTCATACGAACCGAAGATAGACAGAAAAACCGGTGGAGTAGTATTTGCTGATTGCCGGATGGTTACAGGGCCGTTTAGGGCACTGATGGATTACCGGTATATAGTGACGTTTTACGATCCGCACGTCCAGGACTTGACGGAAAACCAGAAAAAGGTATTGATGCTGCACGAGTTGTTGCATATCAAGGACGATGGAAAGATTAGGCCCCATGATATAGAGGACTTTTCGATGATACTAAGGCAATACGGCCTTGATTGGAATGACCCGTACAGGACGATAGATATTCCTGACATATTGAGTGAATACGGTGGTGGAGATGATGACGCAGGAAAAGCAAACGAAAAAAAGCCAGGAAAGAAAAAGACCAAAAACCGTTAGTGTTTGGACACCACGGCCTGAATTGGTCAGAGTGACTGAGATGCTTTTAAATCCTGACGATAGAAGGTCAAAGGCGGAGAAGATAAAAGCCGCTGGACTAACAGAACAGGTTTTTTACCGGTGGATGAAGGATGAAAGGTTTGTAAACTATCTCAATAAACAGATCGATAAATACACCAACAGTGAAATAAATGAAGTCTGGAAGGCACTGGTGCGCAAATGCAAGATAGGTGATACCAGCGCAATAAAGCTGTTTTTCGAACTAAAAGGTCTATATAAGGACCAAAAACAAATCGAGCATACCGGCAAAGATGGTAAACCGATAGAAACTGAAACCCGTATCATTATAGATTACGGCGATGGTGCAGATGGCTAATGTCATTCGCGTCCAGTTTAATCCCATTTTTCGCGAATTCAACAGGACAAGGTGCCGATATCGTGCGGCAAAGGGTAGTGCCGGTAGCGGGAAGTCGGTCGATATAGCCCAGGACTTTGTTGTAAAGCTGATGGATGATAAATACGCCGGAGCGAATCTCCTGGTAGTCAGAAAGATTGACGAATCAAACCGAGATAGCACATACGCAGAAGTCAAGGCCGCAATCAACCGTGTTTGCGGTGACATGGCTAGTGCGTTGTGGACAGTTAGGCAGAGCCCGCTTGAAATGGTGTGCAACAAAACAGGAAATAAAATCATCTTTCGTGGCATGAAAGACGATAGCCAACGAGAAAAGATTAAGTCCGTCACGTTTGAACGTGGGAAACTCTGCTGGATATGGCTTGAGGAAGCCACTGAGTTCGATGAGGACGATGTTGACATCCTTGACGACCGCCTGCGCGGCGAACTGCTGAATCCTAATTTGTATTACCAAATGACATTCAGCTTCAACCCGGTTGACGCGAATCATTGGATTAAAGCGAAATACTTTGATATTGAAAGTCCTGACATTTTTACGCACCATAGCACATACCGAGACAACCGGTTTATTGACGAAGCATACTATCGACGCATGGAACTGCGTAAGATTCAAGATCCAGAAGGGTATAAAGTATACGGCGAGGGAGAATGGGGCGTCACTGGAGGACGCTTTTTTACTTCCTGGAGTAAAACGATCCATGTGTGCAAGCCTTTTGCAATCCCGACAGGATGGTTGCGGTTCAGGTCGATGGACTGGGGGAGTTACCGGCCATACGCAGTTGGGTGGTATGCGGTTGATTATGACTCCATGATTTGGAAGTACCGTGAATTGTATGGCTATGGAGGCAAGCCGAACGTGGGAACTGGAGAAAACGCCAGGCAGGTTGCAATGAAGATAGTCGAGGCAGAAAAGGAAGATAGGGAAATTTCATATGGGGTACTTGATAGTGCGTGCTGGAATGCATCTGGTACGACTGGGCCTACTGTGGCCGAAGAAATCAACAATGTTTTGTCAGAGTATAAAAAGACCACATTCGCTAAATCAGAGAAAGGCCGGGAAAATGGTGCAGAGCAGCTGAAGTTGCGACTGGATGGATACAAAGGGCGTGATGGTAAACAGGTTCCGGGGATCGTCTTTTTCGAGACTTGTTTCCACAATATCCGTACTATACCGGTCTTAACGCATGATAAGCGGCAACCTGAGAAGGTCGATACAACCGGAGAGGATCATTGCTTCGACGAAACTGCCTATGCCTTGACGTCACGACCGTGGACGCCGAAGAAGCCAGAACCAGAAGGCAAGCGAGACGCATACAGTCGCAAGCGTGACAATGGACTTGACTGGATGGCAATGTAAATAGTTATACAATTCCGTGCATAAAATGATCAAAATGCCGGGGTTATATAAAAATAAAACGAAAAATTATTCAAAAGGGAGAGAAGAAAATTATGAGTGAAATGATTAAGGTAGCTGCAAAATCCGATTCTAACAAGGTGGCCGGCGCGATTGCCGGCATGATTCGCGACGGGAAAAGCTTTGAGATCCAGGCAGTAGGCGCAGGAGCATTGAATCAGGCTATGAAAGCTATTGCGATTGCAAGAGGGTTTGTGGCGCCGAATGGAATTGACCTTGTTTGCGTGCCAGCGTTTGCCACGGTGGAGATCGATGCCCAAGAGCGGACGGCGATTCGGCTGATTCTGAAAACAGCATAGGATAGGATGGAGACTGCCACAATGCGGTGGCAGGGGGTGGGATAGGGGTATGGTGTTTAGTCTTTAGGGTGATAGGCCCCGTCGAAAGGCGGGGCAGTTCATTTCCTCCAAAGAAAAAAAGTAAATGCAAAGGAGAAAATATGGACGCAATACTCAAAATTATTGTTTCTACCTGCATAATCATGTCTCTTGTCTCAGTGATTGGCATGGACGACTATGTGAGAGCAACGTACTTCATGTCGTGGGCGATTTTTAATTTAGTACTATTGTCATGGGACCGTTAGGGGGAAGGTAAAATGTCTGACGTTATAGGCAAAGTAGTGATCAATGGTGAGCCCTATGCCGTAGTCAGAGACAGGATTTTAGACGTTGAGACGGAGATTGTAGAGGTAGGATTGCGCCTCATGCAGACGCCGCCACCCGAAAATCTTACCGATTACGGTAAACAACGATGATTTTATTGTAAACTTAACGGTATTTCCCAAACATAAAGCCTGCAAGGCCAGTAAAATCAACAAAGTGCAATTTACATAAGAATGGTTATTGGTCGCAACGATGATTATTAGTCGTGCAGGATATGGAGTAGTGATAGTGATGAACAGGCCTAAAATTACATCGATCATTGGTGTGCGTGGAGAAGCTGGCCGCGCAATGTTTATTGACCATGTTGTTTTCTTCGACGATGGGCGGCAAATTAAAGTAAGGGAGTCCGTCAAAAAACGTGGTCAGCACTTATCAAGGGCAGAAATTGCGGAAATGGCGATAGAATACCGGAGAACCCGGGCGACTATGGGAGGGGAATAGCAGTATGGAGATACCGGCAATAATTTCAATTAAGTCTGATCTGGTTGATTCCGGCAACGCCAGAGAATATGTCGTGACGTTTGCGGACGGAGATGCTTACGGATTCATAACGCAGGATATCAAAGAAGACATGGCGGCTGTTATTGCTGCCGCCATCTGTCGGCGAAAATCCGAGATGATCGACGCTAAACGATCCCGCCAGGGAGAACCTGTTGGCACAATGCTGCATCAATGCCACGATATTATTTTTGGTGATTGGAAAATAAAAAAATACAATACTGGATGGAGACTGTATGCGCCAGATACGTACTTTAATGTCGCGATTGCTTATTGCCCATTCTGCGGAAGACGACTACCGCAAGCAGGGGAAATGCTGTATCGGTCCCCGGCTCCGACAGACCTATCTACTGTTTCCCATGACGGCAAGATGATTTGCTGGCAAGAAGGAAATGTTAATGGGCAAGGGCCGGAGGGCGAATAAATGGAACGGACCATCATTGACTGGATGTTCGAGCATCCTTGGCTGACGACTTTTATTTTGTGGGCGTTTGCCGCAGCTCTTGGACGGAGATCCAGCGCGTAAAACAAGAAAGGATAGGTTGCAAGGATGTTCATGATTGTTTTGTTGTATCGAGTTGAAGGGAAATACCCGATGTCATACTTTCCCTTGCTTGCAATTGTGTACCCCGTATTAGCGATTCTCTGTATTCTGTACATGTTTCGTGACTTTCTGTTTACGGATGAGCAAGAATACTCCTTTGAAGTCGGCAGACTTTCGATTCACAACAAAGTGCAGTGGGACTTGATGGATGCATATAGACCATTGGTTTGCTTTCACTGGTATATAAAAGATGGATCAAAACGAATTTTGTGTATTTAAATAACGCCGCCTTCGGGCGGTTTCTCTATGTCCGAAGGAGGTGGTACGTTGGCAAAGGTAATTCCAATCAGCGTGGGAATAGCGCGGCGGTGGTTTAAGGATGCTGTAGACGGCATGCAGGACTGGCGGCGAGAAGCCAGGGAAGATTATGAGTTTTATTTCGGAATACAGTGGGATGAGGGAGCGATCGACAAACTGCGGAAGCAGGGGCGACCGGTCATCACAATCAACCGGGTTAAGCCCACGGTAAACCTGCTGTCTGGCTATCAGCGCCTGAACCGCTATGAACCATCATTCAAGCCCCGCACTGCCGACGACCTGAAAAAGTGCAAAGTCCGGGAGGGCATGACTAATTTCGTCTTTGATGCCAGCGACTTCGAGTCAGAAGAGAGCGACATATTCTTGGATGCGGCCATTGCCGGCAGGGGATTCGCAAAAATTACATATGAGGTTGACTACGACACGATGGACGGTGAGGCCCAAATTAAGCGGGTTTCGCCGTTTTCTATGTATGTTGACCCGGAGTGCCGGAAAGCAGACTTATCGGATGCGAAGTTTGTCTGTGAGGGGCGCTGGGTTGATAAAGATGAGGCAATGGAGGTCTACCCGGAGCATGCCGAGGCCATTGAACAGATGGTGCATGAGTATGATACCGACGAACAGGACTCATATGGTAGCGACATAGCGGAGCCATTGTGGTATCAAAAGGACGGACATAAGGTCCGGCTCATCGAAATGTGGTATCGCCAAAAGCGAATGACCAAGTTTTTTGTTATGCAGGATGATTCGTTGCTCCCGCAATCACAAGTGCAGATCAACATGCTGTCGCAAATGGTCATTGTCAATGGTCAACCTCAGACGGTCGAAAAGCCGCAGAAGGTAGTGCGTGTTAAGGTCATGCTGGGTCAGATTGAACTTGAAGACATTGAGAGCCCTTACCAGCATAGGGACCTGCCGTATGCGCAGCTCACCGCTTACTATATTGGCGAGGGAGATACCCCGTCCGGCGTTGTCAGGAATATGAAGGACTCGCAAAGGGAAATCAACAAACGGCGTTCTCAGCGTCTTCATATTCTTAACACCCAGGCGAACAGTGGCTGGATCGCCGAAGATGGGGCACTGACGCCAGAGCAAGAGCAAAACATTCGGAACTTCGGCGCCACTCCTGGTGTAGTAGTCAAACACCAGAAGGGAAGCAGCCTGCAACGAATTACCCCTTCCCCATATCCGACCAATGTAGCGGAGGAAGAACAGATATCGACAAACGATATCCGGGAGTTGACCGGTATTAACGAGGCCATGATGGGTAGCCAAGATGCGGCAGGTCAGTCTGGCCGGGCAATAGAGCTACGGCAGAAGCAGGCTATCACCCATGTGGCCGCACTGTTTGACAATCTGCGGAAGTTTAAACGCAGGATACTCTATCTTCTTTGGGGCAAACGGAACTGCCCGGGGATTATCCCGCAGTATTATACCGAGTCCAAAACTATCCGGATCATCGGCGAAGATGGCCATGACGATTTTATCCAGGTCAATGACGCACAGGTTATTCAGGACCCTAACACAGGGCAGTGGTTTGAGACGACAATCAATGACCTGTCTGTTGGTGAATTCGACATTGTCATCACGGATACGCCGTCAACTGCCACTCAGCGCATGGCCCAATACTATATGCTCCTGGAGGCGGTTAAGGCCGGAATACCGGTTCCGCCGGACGTGATACTCGAAGAGTCCGACATCCCGCGCCGGGACGAAATTGCCCGAAGAATCCGGGAAGAAAAAGAAGCTCAAGCCCAAGCGGCGGCGCAAGAAGCGCAGGCAAAACAACAACCGCAGACCAATCCTCCCCGGATATCTCTGAATTATCGGGACTTACCGCCGGATGGAAAGATGCAGGCGGCGGCGCAGGCCGGCATTCAGATTCAGCCGCCGGTGGACATGGGTCAAATAGTACAGCAGGCGCAAGCCCTGCAACAGCAACTTGCGACATTGCCGCCTGAACAGCAAATGGCGATCATTCAGCAGCTGATGATGGGCGGCGGACAACAACCGGTTATGCAACAGCAGATGCCACAACAAGGGCAGGTGCCACCGATGCCGCAGTCCCAACCTCAGGGACAAGGAATGCCTAGTTGGCAGGGACCGGCGATACCGCAGAATCAAGTAATTAATAGCATGAGAGCGGCATTATAATCAAAGGAGTGTGAATCATGTGCGAGTCGGATACATCTTATATTTATAGCGAAGAACAATTGATTGTGCTTTGTCGGGAATGGCAGCAACGCCTGAGACTGGAATGCTGGGAAGTGGCTTTGCGCATTGCACGTCAACGAGATTTTGATTTAAAGAATGCTCAGGGGGAGTGTTGTTACACGAAAGAAACCGCCCTGGCAACAATCAAAATATTAGATCCGACTGATTACCCGCAATCGCCGTTTAAGTATGATATGGAGATAGTATTAGTTCATGAATTATTGCATTTACATTTTTGCATGTTTGATAAAACCGAGTACGGTTCATTAGATGAAACTATGATGGAGCGCTCAATTGACCATATCGCTAAGGCATTGGTTAAACTGAAAAGGCAATCAGGACTGAAAGCCGAAAACGCGGTAATGAGGGGGCGATATCCGTGACCTGTAAGGGCAAAGGAGGCAACAAGCGCAAAGGCGGCAGAAAGACTTAGGAAAGGTGGACATTCCATGCCACTACCGAAAGACCATATGTTCTTTGGCCTTGGGCCGAAGCTGACTGCTAAGCAGAGACAATATGTTGATGCGGTTTTTGACAAAAAGGTCATTGTGGTTCCGTCCAAGGCGGGAACGGGGAAGACACTGCTTGCTGTAGCGGCCGCCAAAGTAATGGAGCGGGATCTTGTGTATGTATTCCCCAATGTGTGTGAAGATGAGTTCGGGTATTTGCCGGGTTCGCTGTGGGACAAGTATTATCAATACCTGGGCCCACTGTTTGATGCACTGGATGAAATTCGCGAGAGACCAATGACCTGCGTGTCGCGGGAGGATGCAAACGAAGATAGCAACTCCGGAGGATGGAAAGACGGGAATGTCTGGGTGTACCCAAAGCCGCATACTTTCCTGCGTGGCCGCAACCTCAAGGGGAATAAGATCATCATGGTTGATGAAGCCCAAAACCTTACCAAGCCGCAACTCAAGAAGATTATCACCCGGGTACATGATGACTGCACGGTGATACTGGCCGGTCATATGGGACAGTGTGACCTACCGGACCCGTCAAAGAGCGGCTTCCCCGCTTACATTGATTTTTATCGGACGCGGGATTATGCGGCGGTTGTGGAATTGACGCAGTGCTTCCGGGGTGTGATTGCTTCGGAAGCCGACGAAGTATAAAAAATAGGAGGATGATTTCAGATGAATGGTATGAAGTATGGGGTCGGTATAACCGGAGCGTTTGCCGGTGGTTACGATGGAAACGATTGTGCTGCCCAGCAGGTCCAGCGAAAACAAGGCCAAGTCGAAAAAAGTCTCAACGAAATTTCGGACATTGCGGACACTACGCTGCGACTGGCCCGTGAGATTTTGGATGCGGTTTCTCTTCCTAAGCCTCAGCAGGCATGCAATGGTGCTGGTGTACCGGAATCATTTGACACCGTAGCGGGGCGGCTGCAGACGACCGGTTCTGTTTTGATTGAAGCGAATAACCGTCTGCACGAGATCCTTGAAATTCTGCAAGATCAACTTGGCGATCAAAAGCTGGTGTAACCTATGGACTTTTAAATAGTCGGAAGGATGGTTGAGATGGTTCAATGGTACCGTAAGAAACCTGTCAAGGTTCCAACTCTGGAATGGACGGGAAGTAACCATAGGGAAATGTTCGACTTTCTAACGGGGACTCATGATAGACCAATGGATGTTGTGGGCGAACATTTTTACATTGATCACAATAAAGTTCACGGTGGCTTGATTATCAAGACCAAAGAGGGAGAACATTTGGCGTCAATTGGTGATTTCGTTATTAAGGGTGTTGTTGGCGAATTCTACCCATGCAAGCCGGATGTCTTTGAAATGACTTACGAGAAAGAAGAAACCAAATATGTAAAATTACAACACGACCTGCTCACGAGCAAATATACCGAAGTTTACCACGAACCGGGAAGCGAAATGCAATACGGCGCACCACATCGCTTTACGGTCATTGGAAACCATGATGACTACTTCGGTATTCCGCTGGCGGAAATTCATTTCCAAGAAGGTCCTATTAAAGAATGCGGCGTAAATGGCGTCTGCAATGAGGACTTGATTGCCATGGTCATCTGCCGGCTGGAGCATTTCCAGAAAGGACAGTTTGCCTGCAGGGAAAACGCTTTGGCAATTACCAAATTGGAAGAGGCGCTGTTGTGGCTGCGTAAGCGGACAATGGGCCGGGAGCAACGTGGCGTTGAAGGAACCAATCAAGTATAAATAATTAAGCAGAGGGTGAATGATATGGGAATCCAAACAAAAACGCAAACCGACTTACAGATGAAAGCGAAGAAGGTCATTGAGGAGTTCGTTGATCTTACGCTTATGGCAATTGATGAACAAAAAAAGCGTCCGTTTAAAGATACCTACGCAATAAACCAATTGGAGCAAAGCGTCATGTCGATCTATGCAATTCTGTTAAATCGGGGTGATCGTCAATGAGACAAACCAGACCAAAGACCGAGAAGAAAGCCGAAATAGCAAAAGTCGCTGAGAAGGCAATCGGCAAAGCGGTAAAACTTCCGGCTGATGCTCCATCGGGTATTGCAAGGAAAGACGTTCCGCAGGAAATCGAGGTTGTACCCGCTATGGCCGGTGAGAGAGTTGACGCGCCGCCTGAGATGAAACACTTGGCAGAACTCGTGCAAGAACCTGGCGTGATTAGTGTCGCCGAACCGGCTGACCCGGCGGTGGCGGAGTTTAATGAACTCCGTCTGAATTATGCTAAGGTATGCAACAAAATGGCAGAAAACGTACTCAATGGCAGAGTGGTTGATAATAGTCATATTGATATTCTCAATGCTCTGACTGAGGCAGTGCTGGCTACCAGCACACCTACCTATGTTTTAAAGGGATAAGCCCGGGAAACCGGATTATCATATATTCGCGGCGCGACCGGCGTACTGGCCGCACCAGACCAACCGTTTGTGGTGGTCTTTTTTATTGCCCTTTTTTCGCGACGACGGCGATACGGTCGTAATACATCGTCCATCCGGACGTAAAACGGAGGTTGGAAAGTATGGCTAAAAAATCAAAACTGCCTGATTGGATGAGCGAACTGGAAGAACTTGATGCTGATGCGGCAAGTGATTTCGCCCGTGAGAATGGTTTAACCGGCGAAGAAGATGACGGCGATACTGGCGCCGATAACAACCAGGATGCCGAGGATGACCAAGACGCTGACGAAATCGAAGAGTCAGATGACTCTGATGGCGATGCCGCAGATGAAACCGGCGACGACCAGGACGACGATCAGAGCGATGAGGACGGCGAGGAAGATTCTGCTGAGGATGACCAACCCGACGAGGACTCAGAGGAACCCGATGATATACCTGCCCCTGATGCTGGAAAAGACAAGGGAAAAGGGAAGGTAAAACAGGTTCCGTATGAAGCCCTTCACGCGGAGAGAAAAAAACGGCAGGATCTACAACAACGGCTAGAGGCGCTTGAGTCTCGCATTGCACAACAAACCGTACAACAGACCGCACAACAAAGCGTACAGCAAAATGAGCAACAAGACGTACAACAAACCGAACAACAGCAAAAAGAACAGGCCAATGCCTATGTTGAGTGGATGGAAGCGGAAGCCGAAAAGCAATTCAAGGCGCAGTTTGGGTATGCCCCGAATGAGCGGATTGCCGCCAGGGCTAAGGAAGCGTTCAATGAAAAATTCGGGCGTGAACCGGACAGGTACGACGAAGATGACGGCGCTGCCATGGATGACATTAAGGCCGACCTGATTAAACGTGATACGTCCCGACTTGCAAGCATTTCCACTCAGATAGGTCAGCATGTTCAATCACAGTTGCAGTCCCGGCAGACGGAACAACAACAGCGGCAAAAGATGAACAGTGACTATATGAACAGCTTCAAGTCCAAGCCGGATGCTCAAAAAATCTTCGACTATGCAAATCAGCGGTATGCAAAATTGACGGATGCTGAAAAGGCGGTTTTGGGCCCGGCGGCAGACCGCGTCGGGAAAGGACAGGGCACTGCTGATGATGTCTTTGCCTTCAAGACCTTTATGGATTTATCCGAAATGGAATGGCGCCAGCAATCCGGAAAGGCCCCGGAGGAATCAACGCCGGGTGAAGAGCAAAAACCGACAGCTCAGCCCAAAAAGAAATCGACCTCGCAAAAGGTCAATGAGTTAAAGAAACAACCACGGAGTACCATGATCGGTGGCAAGGGCGATTCGAGCGGCACCAATAGAAATGCTGAGGCTGACCGAATCATGCAAACCGAACCATACGAGAAATGGCCGAAGTGGCTAAAACGAATGTTCGAAGGGGGATAAATAAATGGAAGTTGACAATCAGACCAGGGTACCAGCGAATCTGGTAGAACGCTACTGGAGACGGGTACTTTGGGAAACTACCAAGAAGGAACTGTATTGGAATAAATTCATCGGGGAAGGCCCGAATAGCATCATCACCAAAATGACGGATCTGAAAAAAGAAGCCGGCGACAGAATTGTCGTTCCGCTGCTGCCGAAATTAATCGGTCCCGGCGTCACCGGCGACGATGTCCTGGAAGGCAATGAAGAACCCTTAATGTACCAGGATTTCAGCGTTGTGGTGGATCAGATTCGCCATGCTACGATCATCAAGGGTCGCTTCGAAGAGCAAAAAACCCAACTCAAAATGCGCCGTGATGGACGCGATGGCTTGTCGATGTGGCTGAAAGAAAAGATTGACTATGATATCTTTAAGGCTCTGTCCACGACGGCCAGCCCGAACCGACAATTATCCGCAGGTAGTAAAGCCGAGAACTTGCTCACTGATACTGACAAGTTCACGGCTTCTTTAATTTCCAGGGCAAAACGCAAGGCAAAGCTGGCCGGATCGCCGGTAAATGTAACGTTGACCGGCACTGTTGCTGTGCAAGCTGATTCGTACATTATCACTGGCACAACCACTGAATTTACCACCGAATTAAAGGTGGGCGACGTGGTAACTGTAGCGTCTCAGGAACGTATTATTGTCGAAGTATACAGCGACACTTCGGCAAAAGTGCATATGAAGTGGAAGACGGCGTCTTCCGGCAATGCAATGGGTTGCAAACGCTACCCTGGTGCGCGTTGCAATATGCGCCCTGTAAACGTCGACGGGCAGGAACTGTTTGTCATGGTCATTCATCCGTGGCAGGAACGCGATCTGTGGGCCGATCCGGTCTGGTACGAGGCACAGAAGTATGCTAACGTTCGTGGGAGCAAAAACCCGATCTTTACCGGCATGACAGGGATATATGATGGTTGTGTGATTCATAGTCATGAAAACATCAACATTTCTCTCTCCGGCGCTTCTGGCGCGAACGTCGCCCATTCTCTGTTCTTGGGGGCACAGGCCTGCGGCATGGCAATTGCGCAGGAGCCTGAATGGGTAGAAGATGAAAGAGATTATAAAAACAAAGTTGGTATTTCGACTGGCATGATCTGGGGCGCCGAAAAAGCCAAGTTTAACGGCGAGGACTTCGCCTGCCTCAAGGTGCTGACTGGCGCAGCCGCCGACTAGGGTTAGTTACAAGAGGGGCAGGGCATTCCTGCCTCTCTATTATTTATTATTGGGGGTGCGATCATGCCCGGTCTATGGGGACAAGCAGCAGGTCTGGCTACTATTGACGACCAGAATATCAGCACAGATAAGGTATGGTCAAGCGACAAAACAAATGCGGTAATTACAGAAGTAGCGGATGAAATTCGAGAACAAATTGAAGAGATAGAGGGCGCTCAGGGACCACCCGGCCCCACCGGTCCGCAGGGACCACAGGGGTTAAGAGGGGCAATTGGCCCTCAAGGTGAACGAGGGCCGCAAGGACTGACAGGTCAACAGGGACCACAGGGGCCAATGGGATTGCAAGGACCGCAGGGAGACGTTGGTGAACAAGGGCCAGAAGGTCCTGCTGGGCCAACCGGTGAGACAGGTCCGCAAGGTGTTCAAGGACCACCGGGACCGCAAGGAGAACAGGGACTGCCGGGACCTGCGGGACCTGTTGGGCCGGCTGGGCTAACGTGGCGCGGATTATGGGATAATGGAACGGCCTACGTTAAAGACGATGCGGTGGGCTACAGTGGAGCATCTTATTTTTGTCTAACTGAACATACAAACGTTCCGCCAACCGGAGACCCGTCATCAAGTACTTATTGGGCCCTACTTGCTTCTCAAGGTGCTGTAGGTCCGCAGGGACCACAGGGCATTCAGGGATCGCAGGGGCCGCAAGGACTACAAGGTCCTATAGGACCTGTTGGGGTGAATTGGCGCGGCGAGTGGGATGACTCCGAAACATATGTAGAGCGAGATGCTGTACGATACGATGGTTCGGCTTATTATTGCTTAGAAAACAACTCGGCTATCTATCCGACAGGAGATGTAGCTTCAGAAATATATTGGAATCTCATCGTCGAAAAGGGCGAAACCGGTCCGGCTGGTCAACAAGGAGATCCCGGCAATATAGGAGAACCGGGACCGGAAGGACCGCCGGGGCCAATGGGTCCCATGGGACCGCAAGGAGAACAGGGGCCGCAAGGCATGCAAGGAGTTCAAGGACCAATCGGGGAGCCTGGCTTGCAGGGGGCTCCAGGAGCGGCAAGTCCTATCGGCCTTGCGTGGCAGGGTGCGTGGAACTCAACAACAACTTATTTTCAGAACGACGCTGTTGGGTACGAGGGAGCATCGTATTTCTGTTTATCCGGGAACACGAACATGCCTCCTAGTGGCGACGAATCGTCAGAGTCGTATTGGGCACTTCTGGCGATGTATGGTCCACAGGGACCGCAGGGTCCAAAGGGACTACAAGGATCACAGGGACCCGCCGGTCCACAGGGACCGCAGGGTATTCAGTTCCCTCCATGGATTTCAGGGGCAAACTATACCATAGGAGAAATCATTTTCAGCACTAAGCTTCCCAGTTATGCTTATGCCGAATGCGTAATTGGCGGTATTGCTTACGAGACAGAACCGGAATGGCCGGCACTTGGAGAGATAGTAACGGATGGAGCTGTCACGTGGATTGTAAAGGATAGACGAAACGCAAGAAAACTAGATACTGCACGAACAATCTCTCTTGAAGGCGATGTAACTGGAAGTGTCAGTTTCGACGGTAGCGGCGACGTTGTTATAGAGACAAGTATTGGTCAGGTCAGGCAGGTTGCGCCCAGTGTCGCAATACCAATTATCAATCCGGTCAACAATTCCTGTTCTGCAATTCTTTTACTGCGGTCTGCCAGAACGTTAAAAACTTTGACAGTACAATCAACAGATAATACGAGTTTAAATGCAGGCATTGTTCCTAATTCCGAAGTCACATTAAGACTATATAAAAACGATGCCGAACAATACAGCTTTTCGTTTTCGACTGCAGAGGCGACAACTGATGTGACAGCAGTGCCATATGCGGTGGGGGATACCTTCTGGTACAAGGTCGAGAGTGCGGCGACGAACATTAAAATGCTCAATGTCTATCCGGAATTTGAATAGGAGGGCTTATGGAGTTAGTTAGTTCGATTGCAATATCGCCGTCTGGCACAGCGGTAACGGTTGGCGGAGGATATTTGTACGTATTTGTGTATCATCCAACGGCTATACGGAGATATAATTTAGACACTTTGGCACTGGTCGATAACACGCAAATATCCTCTGTATCTTCGAACGATATTCGTGGCGCAGTGTATAGTGACGGATTAGTGTATGGGGCTTACTATTCCGGGGCTTATGTGTTGAAAGTCGATTACGCGGCAGGCTTGATTACTCCCGTAGCCAGGGCAAACGGGAATATGCTACATGCGGTTACTACAGACGCTAACTATGTATACTTTATAATGGCAAACGGATATAGGGACAAATACACTAAAGGGGGCCTCTCTTTAGCAACAAGGTATTATTCTTCTGACGCCCGCACCAGAACGTGTTCTGGTGCAGTTATAAGCGGCAGGTATCTTTATACAGCTAATAGCATGACGCCAGGTGCCTTTACAAAAATTAATTTAGACACCTTGGAGACTGTTGCAAACCTATCCTTTCCCACAGTTATAAATAACCGTTGTAATGATGTCAGTATAATCGGAGATCATTTGTATTCGCCAATGTACATGGCCCCTGGAAAAATTGCGAAAGTCGATTTAAGCAATTTCACTCAAGAGGGTGTGACTGTAACGACCCTTCCTTTGGGGGCGGGTAACAATGAAAATACCAACCCTGAAAGGTGCTTGGCAGTAGGTGGATATCTATACGTACAATGTCGCACAAGTCCGAATAGCATTATCAAGGTTGACCCGAATACGATGCAAATTGTCGATACAATTTGGCACGCGGATTTAGGTTCTTTTGTGCAGTGTAGGGGGTTGGCATATGCAGATGGGTACTTGTATTCTTTGACAAACACTCGTTTGGCAAAGATTTATGTTGGCGGGGACGAGCCGGCGGTGCAATCTTACTCTTTTGTGATAGGGGGCGACCTATGATGTACGCATACCTAATCGAGGGAGATACGGCAGTAAAAACCTACTATGGCGACAACCCGCCTGATGGTTGGTATCAGTCCAAATCTCCTATTGATTGGTCGAAATATTATTGGGATGGCAACGGACCTGCCCTAAAAGCTGTAGAGCCGCAACCAGAACCTGAGCCATATGTGCCGAGTCTGAAAGATTACAAGCAATGGAAAGTTGCGGAAGTTAACGACGCCTGCGGCCGGATATTGCTATCTGGTTTTTATTGTGATGTTCTGGGCGAACAGCACCGGTACGATACTGATATAGTTGATCAAATTAATTTTGCTCAGGCTATGCAAGTAGCACAGTCAACCGGGAAACCGACATCATACCGCATATGGAATACTGATGATGTCACAAAGGAATGGTATCCGCATACATACGAGCAATTTCAGGCCGTGATGATTGCCGCAGCAGATTGGAAATATCGAAAGTTATATTTATGTAGTGAGTACAAAAACGCCATCGAGAGGGCGCAGTCGATTGAAGAGATTGACACCATTGTGACAGGCGTTGACTGGGAACAAAAAGTTAACGTGTAATTCATTGAAAAAGAGCCGCAAGGCTCTATTTTATTTTAGGACGGTGAGACAATGTTAGTCTCAGAACTCGTAGAGCGTGTCCGATATCGGATTGTTGATACACAGAACATTGGGTACAAAACACCAGAATTATTGGATTACATCAATGAAGGTCATAAATTTTTGCGGCGCACTGTTTCTAAGCATGCGCCGCTTATGCTTTCCACGGCTGAAACTGGATTTACAGAACCAGGCGTTGCGACTAGTAACTTGTCCTTGAAGGCGGTTAAAATACTGGAGTTGCGGATCAACGGAAAAAAGATTACAAAAGTAGACCTTGATTCAGTCCAAGACTTAACATCTACGGGAGTGCCAAGTAAATATTTTTTACCGAACTTCATCCACTGGGTTCCAATCCCGGATGGAAGATATCCTTTCATTGCTGTTTATATCCCGGAGGCGCAACGGTTGTTGGAGAAATTTGATTCCGGTTGGCCTTCTGATTATGAAGATTTCATCGTTGAGTACGCAACGATCCGGGCCGGCATGCGCAATGAGTTTTCGGTTAATGTGGAAGAACAGTTTATGGCAATTTTCGGCGAACAGATTAAGGACTTGCTGAATAACATGACGACTGACTTTACCCTGGTCAAGGGGTATTTTTGATTCAAATAAAGGTGGTGACTTCTGATGTTTCGATCAACAAAACATAGAACGTCGAACGTGATTGACCTATCAGATTTTCGCCGTGGCATTGTTTATACATCAAACCCGGAATCACTACCGCCGGATGCTCTAATTACAGGAACAAACATAGAATTTGATAATATCACCGGCGAACTGAAAACAGTGGCCGGGTATCGTGTGAGGATGCGGCATGAAACACCTATTATAGCCGCAGTTTACGATGAGATTCATAACACAATTTTGTTTGTGGCTGATGTTGGGAAAAAAGTCCGTGGAAACCTTTATAGCTATGACAGAACGACAGATATGAAAACCTTAATAGGAGAACTATCCGGCAGAGAAAAGCCGGTTTTTTGCTTTTATGGGCGAGCTGTTTTAATTGCTTCCGGCGGACTGTTGCAGGCTTATGGTGTTTCAAGCTTATTCCCCGTTGGAGATGTTGGCGAAGGATTGCCCATTACAACACTAGTTACTGCAGGGAATATGGGGTTTGCTACCATTAACACGCAGGCTCCATGTAACATTGTCTTTCAGCGAAATGGCCGAGTAGTAGTTTCCTGTACCGTGTCTGCTAACATTACGACATATGGCGACGAAGGCAATCCAATCATAAAAGACTGTAAAGATTATCTTAGGTATTCCGGTACTGGAGATTTTCTAAACTGGGAATTTGATACGCAGGCTGCCAATGCAAAGTTCATTGAAGTGGGATATCAGGACTCTGGTGATATTGTCGCCATTGTTCCGTTATCCCAAGACATTTTAGTGTTTAAGTCCAACAATATCCTTTACCGTGTGATCGGTGAGTATGAGTCAAAAGATTGGAATGTGAAGGAGATATCGCGCGGAGTGAATTGCATGAATGCCTTTTGTGCAATATCTGCGGCAAACGATGTATTTTTCATGGGACAATATGGATTCCATAGTTTAGCCACGGTTCAGGAATATGGGTCTATTAAATCGAATGAAGTTGGACGAAATATAAACTCCGTCTTGGCGCCAACGATGAGCCAGGATGCCAGGGTGTGGCATATTCCAACCAAACAGCAGGCTTGGTTAAAACCCAACAAAAATGGGAGCGTGTATATTTACCACTATTTTACGCGGTCGGCTGACTGGGTTGGGTCCTTTACTCACCGATTATTTACTCAGGACCTTATTGATTTAATGCTCATTCAAGAGAACATGTGGGGCGTTATCGGCGATACCATTGTTGAGTTTGATGACGAGCTGTCTACAGATGACGGCGTGGAAAAAGAAGCTCTGATTGGCACAAAATTGTTTTCAACGGCAGCGGATGTTGTCATTAAAAAAGTTGAATTGTACTGGTTTCCGACTACGGAAGGAACCGGCGTTGTCCAGATCGGCGATATATGGTTGCCTTTTGTCTTTGAACAAGGCGGCATTGAAATTTATGGAGACGAAGAAGATATTTTCGGTGACTACGATGATATCTGGGAGAAGCCGGTTACGGAAAAATATGAGAGGTTTAATTACCGGGTTGATGAGTTTGATGTAAAAATTCTGATTCAATCCGGCAATATCACCATACGCAAAATTATTATTCATGTGGCGGAGGTGGGGTCATAGTGACGCATTTTAACAGGGCACATTTTTTGAATATAGTAAAGGGCGGAACAAAAAGGATGCAGGGATTCCAGCTGTTAGATGCGGCTGTTGATGCTCTGTATGAAAACGACAATGCCCTTTACGATGAAATAGGAAGCCGTGTAAATAGTTTGCCGCAATTACCGAGCGAAAACAGGCAGTCGATTATTAGAGGAAGAACCGCCACCGGCGGTTTTGATTTTTTAGAGACGGGATCTAACGCGCTGTCTTTGACAATTAAAGCCGCTGTCACAAGCCTAATCGTTACGTTCGCTGATGGATTTAGCGATGAGCAGGGGGCTGTTGACTATATTGAATCTGTTACAGATGATGTGGTTAACGCATACAGTAACTTGCCGGCCAATTCAACGGTATACCTCTACATAGAACGAATCGATAAAAACTCTCTACAGTTCGGCTATAGCACGATCCAGCCAAAATATCAAACGATGGCCCCGGCAATGGATAATGGGGCTCATTGGTTTGACACATCATCCATGAAGATGTTCTATTACAATGGGACTACTTGGATCGGGACGAAGCGATTGTTTATTGCCCGGGTGCAAACCGGTGCGGATGCTATTGATTCGGTTTTGGTAGTAAGCAGATACCAGGATTTCATGACCAGGTCGCAGGGCGACTTGTCTCCACTCATTGATTATAACTATAATCAGGCTACCGACCAAATAGAGACGATTCCTATTATTTCAGACGTGCAAGGGATACCGAGCGCTGGGTTTATTATGTTGAAAGGAGTCCCGGCAAAGGAAAACCCGTCTACTTTGAAAGTCTCTTTCCTTGATTGGTTGAGGGGCCCTATACTGAACACTACACAGACGAACATAGCAGTGAATGATCTTAACCTTTATAAGGTGAATGACATTATTGTCATTGGAAACGAAGCCATGAAGGTTACGAATAAATCAAACTCCACTATAGTAATCACACAACTGTCTGCCGCTATATCCAGTACATCCGCAACAAGTATTTCGGTAGCGTCAGGGACCGGTTTTTCTGGTGTTGACGTCATTCAAGTTGACAATGAAAAGATGCAGGTTGCTTCGATCAACGGGAATACATTAACGGTTACGCGTGCTTATGGCGGAACTACAGCGGCCACACATAGATCGGGAGCGAATGTGCTTGGCCTTACGAACTTAATTGTGCAACGGGCGCAGGAAGGCACTCTTCCGGACATTCATTTGGGTCTTGATTATGTTCGTATCCGAATGACAGAGGTTCCGACAGAACCGACACAGGGGCAATTCTTAGCGAATTATAATACCCAGGGCGAATGGAATACGGGGAAAATATACTTTAATGAAGAGGACGTAGGAAAACCTGTTATTGCTGATTATCAAAGTATTGGCAGGTTGGTTAGAAGGTATAAAAACGAGAGCGAGAGCGGCGTTCCAGATTGGCTGCGGGATTTCGGTTCAGGGATAGACGGAAATTATATTAGCACGACGAGAAATGTCGCACTGTCCGAAGGGATATATGAGTTTAATAACTTTATAGTATTACCAGGGCATACCCTGTCGCTTCCCACTTCAACAATCATTAAATGTCGTGGAACTGCGATGATTTTCGGTACGGTAACCGTTGCTCCACACAATGCAGGAAAGGGGACTGGCGGTGGTGCTGGCGGACGTGGTGGCAGAAGCCATAGCAGTGCCGCTACTGATAACGGATATGTGTCTGAAATAAACATTAATGATACCACTTTGTTGGTGGCCTCATCAGGAAATACTCCGACCAGTTATTGGAAGCGAAGAAGCTTAATGTACCAGCAATTAAAAAAAGGGGGGAATGGAGGGAAGGGGAGTAGTTTCTTTACTGGTCTAAATACATACGCTGGTGGCTCCGGTGGACGTGGCGGTGGTTGTTTAATATGTATTGCCGAATCTTTTCTGTTTACTGGTACCATTAATGCCAAGGGGGAAAATGGAAAGACCGGAGTTGTTTCTTATCGTACTGGCGGTGGCGGTGGCGGCGGAGGTGGATGTGTTATTTTATCGACGCGCAATATGATGATTGACACTGGTACAATTAACTGCGATGGAGGAATTGGCGGTATCAGGGGAGAGCAATACGACAGTGGTTATCATGAAAATGGTCAAAAGGGAGCCGCCGGATGGTGGAAAAAACTAATTGTCTCGTAGGATGTGATCCAAATAAAATCATACGACAAATGGCTATCGTTCTACAAATCCAAAGCAAACAGCGAACCATTCTTCGAGAAAGAAGATATTATCATTTATGATAAAAGAAAAGGCATCTTCTCGTATCAATACGATGAAGATGCCTTATATATTAAGCTCGTAACTGGAGACGGGGAGCATTGGCAACGGTTTGCCGAGGCTCTCTGTTCTCGTTTGGGGCTGTTTGTTGTTTTGTTTGCAACCAGAAGAAACCCTAAAGCATGGGAGCGAAAATTTGGGTATCACCTGGTGCGAATATCGCAAGGGTGGTGTATTATGAGAAAATTTATTGAAGGGGGTATTCCCAGTGGGAAGCGTAAAGAAATCCCTATTTGGAAGTAGCGACAAGATAGTCCGGCCGCAGACGACGCAGGAACAAAAGAATCTTGATACTGGACTGTCACAGTATGGACAAAACATGCTCGGCACTGCTAACCAACTAGGCACGATGGCCAATGATGCGGTGACCCAAACGAACCTGCCGAATTTATTGCAATCGTCCATTGCCGGGCAGCAGGCGGTTGCTAATCTGGAACTGCCGCAAGAGTACATGGACAAGAAGACCGGACTGGTCGCCCAAAACATGAATGAGGCGAGAAGCAACAACATAGCGCAACTCGGCCGGCGCGGCGTGATTAACAGCTCTTTGTTCCAGGATTCTGAGGACGATTTAAACAAGTATGCTGCTAATGCGATTAACAGTAACATTGACCAGGGCTTGCAGTTATACAGTCAAATGGCGAATCAGCCATACCAAACGGCTGTGAGTGGCATTGGTCAGCTGGGATCTCTGGGACAGTCGTTTACGGTGCCGGCGGCCAGCCAGTTGGACAGGTTGAATCAACAGCAGAATGCTGCTACCTATGTGAAACAAGGCAGTTCTGGATTGCTTGGCGGTGCGCTCGGCGCTGTGACTGGCGGTTTAGGTTCTGCGTTGGGTAATCGCTTGGCGAATCAGTGGAATGGGAATAGTACGCAGGCACAGCCGGCATATTCGTTCCCGTCATGGAATCAATTCAATTCGATGCCTCAGAACTATCTCCCGAATACCCTGGGAGTTAATTATGGCTTTGGGGTACCGAATCAAGGTTGATGGGTGGCGACGATTGCCTTAGCTCTTTCAATTCTGCCAGTATCATCTCTGCCGCCATCGTTGGGTACGGCATAAGTTAGAAACAATTTGTATGATGCGATTGCTTCTTTTTTCCTACCAAGAAGTTCATTGGCTAACCCCTTGTTGTAATATGCAATTGCCTCAGTAGGATTATAATGGATTGCTGAATCGAAATCGGTGATCCCCTGTTCGTATAACGACTTTGCGCAATACATTACGCCGCGGTAAACATATGCTTTTGAATAACTCTTGTTCAACTCAATGGCTTTGGAAAAAGCCATAATTGCATCGTCGTAACGGCGCTGGACATCGTACTGCTTTCCGATCAAAAACCATTCAGTTGCCTTTGCAACATCGGGAGTTTTGACCTTCTCAGGGTCAACCTTAGCTTTGATTCTTACATAGATCATTACGGCGTTGTTTTCGGTGAAGACTCTCTTTTCAAGGATAGTAGTCTCCATCATGCCGGCAGCCATGGAACGAATTTCGTCCCGGGTTAGCTGGTTGTTCACCACTTCGATATAGGATTCGAGATATGTACCAGCCTGCTCCATGGCGATGCGCTTAGCCTGAATAATGGCGTTTTGTTCGGCGCTGGACATGTTTTCATTGTTTCCAACGGAATAGGTGTATTCGGCAAAAATTTCTTGGGGCTCAGCAAAACTGATAGATGTAAAGCACATAAAAAGTATGGATGTCCAGATGAGTAATGATTTCCGCATATGGCATACCTCCGAGCAAAATATTCTATGGAATTTATTTCTGCGGCAAAAAAGGGAATTCCTTTGTGTGGCGCGGTAATGCGTATTCTTTACAATCCGAAAGGAGGATGTAAAATTGATTGTCTTACGGGGTAATCCCAATGTTGAAAATGTATCCAATGCCCTGGGTCAGGGATTAACCCAGGGGTATTCGGCTAAAATGAATGATCTTGCTTATCAGCAGATGGTTGCTGACAGGCAGCAAAAAGAGCAAGATGCCCGGAATAAGATAGTGGATCTTTACGGGCAGATTCAGCAACGGAAGAAAGAATCTGAGATTTCACCGTCGTCGGCTATGGGCGGCTACGATACTCAGCGTCGATTAAACGATGAGGCCAATGCGCTGAGGACTCAACTTCGCCAATATGGCATTGATTCAAGCCAGATTGAAGAAAATACCCTGAGTGGTGATGCCCAAAGCAACTGGAACAAGAATGTGGCTATTGAAGATGCCGCCAGGAGATACGTTGCTCAGAACCTTGACCCTGCGGCGGCCGCCGTCAAGGCAAGAAATTTCGTATTGGGCGGCGGTGGCACGAATTTCGATGAAAACATGTTTAATGCCGCCAATCAATATTATCGGCAGCAGGCTCTTGGAAACAAAAAGTTCACTACCGAGAATAGGTCAAAAGATGGGATTCAATACGCGCAGGATTACATGATCGACGAAATGTCCGGGTTGCGGGTTCCTGTTGGAAAAGAGCGCCAAGTAAGCGACCAGGGCCAGTGGGCGGCCAATCAGCAGCGGGCGTTGGCGTCAATACGAAGTGCTGGCAGCAGAGGAAACGACAACTCACCCGAAACGCTTGGCGGCCTGGACGTGGATCAAATGAACGCCATTGCAGACAAGGGGAAAGAACTGCAACAGCAGATTGGCGAAAATACTATCACGGCGGATCAGGTAAAAGGGCAGATTGGTCTTTTGGCCAGAAAATACGGATTGAAACCTGATGAAATAGCGTTATTGATGGGGTTCCAAAGAAAAGGACAGGTGTCGGCTAACATGCAATCTCAAGCACAGTTAAATACGCCGTCGGCAGGTAATGGCAGAAACCCGACGGCGATTACTGGTTTCAATGATATCCCGAACGTGAACTATGCGGAATACCTGAATGGATTTGGTCGGTAACTGCGAAAGGGCGGTGTAGATAGAATGGCGAAAAAGAAACAAGGGTGGACAGAGGAAGAATATCAGCAGCAAATGCAGACATTAGATGATTTTGATTTTTCACCGACTATGCCCACGGAGACACCTACCCCCCAAAAGAGGAAGGACTTTTCTCCTTTCTGGGGAATTTGTTCGGTGATAATGGTGCAGCGAATGCACCTCAGCCTCCTGCTATGCAAGCGGATTATCAAACTCAACCATCGGATATTGATTCGGTTATCAACAACTACAATGGAGCGGCTGCTCAACAGAGCAAGCCGCTTATTAATTTGCCGGCGTCTTCCGGGCCGGCCGAACAAGGTAATATTGATCTTTCCAATCGCCCCGTTGTGCGCAATGCAGACGGATCGATCAGCACGGTTCGGTCTATGAGCATTAATATGGACGGAAGAGAAGTGCTGATTCCCACTGTTAGCGACGATGGCAGGATATTAACCGAGAACGAGGCCGTAGATCAGTACATTAAAACCGGCCAGCATCTTGGCAAGTTCGACACGCCGGAAGCGGCGACGGACTATGCGAAGAAGTTACATGATCAGCAGGACGAAATGTATTCCCAGAGACCAGCGAGCTTAGATGATTTTGACTTTCAATCCACCCCGGTTCCTCCCAAAAGAGCGACCAATGACTTCATCGCCGGATTTGGTCAGGCACAATCTGGCTATGGCACTGGTATGCGATATATGTCCAATGCTCTTAATGCTCCTGACTTAGTAAGTGATATTGTAAAAACCACGGCTAGTCCAGTGATTGCCGGGATTGCGGCTCTGACTGAAAAAGAAAAGCAGGTTAAACCCATCCCGGCCCCGCAGCCAGGGTCATTCACTCACTGGCTGGAGAATAAAGGACAGGAGTGGGAACAAAGCGGCAGAGAAACTTATGAGAAATATAAAAGCGATGATCTTACGGAAGAAGACCGGGAGCGTCTTGGCCCTATCCAGTCAGCGCTGGTCGAAACCTGGACGGATGTCCAGCGAAATATCCCATTCACTATTACCAACCTGCCGTTAAATGCTATTCCGGTTGTTGGTACTCCCCTGGCCGCCATGGCTGAAGCATCGGTAGAAGCAGGCAACCGATACGATGAGGATTATAAACTGTATTATGATGAAGGCATGCGGCAGGGAATGTCCTTAAAAGATGCGGATGAATACGCCCGGGGACAGGCAGTGAACCGTGCTGATAAGGTCATGGTCGGGAACACCGCTCTGCTGGCTGTAACGAATAAGCTGGAATGGGGACTGTTTACCCGTGGTGCCGGACCGATAGCAAAACGGTTTGGCGGAAGGCTTGCAAAACAATGGGACAAACTGAGCCCGGGGGCTAAGGTAGCCGCCACATTGATAGCTAATGGCCTGAGTGAATCCGTTATGGAAGAACTACCGCAGAGCAATATCCAACGCTATGTCACGGGGGAAGGAATGGACTGGAACCCGTTCTCTGATGAGAACTTCCGAGAAATGCGTTCAGCTTTTGCAATCGGGGCGGTATCCGCTGGTGTCGGCGCAGCCGGACGTGGGGTGATGGACTCCCGGCGCCGCAGCGGAGTCACCAAAGAATTGCAAACTCTTTCCGGTGGGGCGGTCGATCCCGTTACTCAGAAACAGGTCGAAAATGCGGAAAGAGAACTGCAAAACCAGATAACAGCGAATTTTGACTTAGCCCGTCAGGGAGAAAAGGCAATCAAGCAGGGGAAGACGGAGCAAGAAACACAAAAGGGTCAATTCATGATCGATCTCGCCACCAAAAATCTGTCGCAAATGGATGCCCAATATGGGATATTCAACGAAGCAGGTAAAATCAATATAACCAACTCCACTATTGCGAAGGCAGGGGTAGATTACGGTGTTTTCAAAATTACCCCGCAGGAACAGCAACAAGAGCAAGTACAGGACGAACAACAGCAGGGTCCATCCTTGAATGATGAGGATTTTTTCAGACTGGCAACGGAATTTAATGCCAATCAAGCCAGTCAGGCAACCGAGGACCAAACTCCTGCTCCGGTGTCGATACCGCAACCGCAAGTAGTCGAGTTTTCCGATGCCCGGCAGGCCGAACAATTTGGTCAGGCTAATCCCGCATGGCGCCGGTATAATGTGGGGGGCGTACAATACTTTCAGGCTCCGTCGCCTGGCGTAACTCCGTCCATACCGGGCGGCGATCCGGGTACATCCATTGAAATCCCTTCCGGCAGTGGCATAACGCTGACACAGGCAAGGGAACAGATTCCTCAATCCGTTGATGGAATGACCAACGCACAGAGATTCGCCGTTGAAAAATCAATGGATAATGCGGCTCGGGCGGGAGACTACCGGGCGGCCGCCGGTATGGCCCGGCAGCTTGGCAGTGAACAATTGGCGCGTAAATACGAAGAGGCTGACTCCGAGGAACAAATTACACGGGCATTGAACAGTCGGAATTACCAGGAGGCAGCCAGACTGGCGCAGGCTAAAGGAGATGCCGCAAGGGCTCAGAGATTTATATCCTTGGGAGAACTCATAGCCAATACGCCGCAGCAACAGACTTTTGCCAAACAAGGTCAGCCGGGTGAAGCGAATACCAATGCGGCCTTATTCCGGGAACAGCGGCGCATGGCACAGGCCTACCAAAACCTTTCGGGTGACGAACAGTACTTCCTGGATATCCTTCGGTCCTATAATGTAAGCTTAGATGCGGTCAGGGATGAAATTACAGGAGAAATAAACTCCCGGATACAGCAAGAAGTTCGTTTGTTGAAGCAGGAAGCGGCAGAAGGCGGCGTAGAATTAATATCTAAACAAGATGGTGAGGGGAAAGTCCGCGCAAGTACTAATCCTGATTGGTATCGCCAATTGTATCCGATGAACAATCAGAAGTATCACGATTTGGCTGTCAGTATCCTGCGCGGCAGCCGGCGCCATTGGTCTGTAGATGAAACTATCAGCGATGAGTTTAGCGCACTGGAGGCGACTGTAAATGCAATCGAAACAACCCGGGAAAACATCAACCAGCAAGTCCCCGAGTGGGTTCAACCATCTGTCGCCGGCGGCACAGGCGGCAATCGGGATCTTCGGGGGGCAGCGGAACAATTCCAGTCCTTCGGCCGATCCAGTATCGAGTCAGAGGAATCCCGCGCCGCACAGTCCCGAAAACAAAAACAAGTAGAAGAAGCACTGCGCAGCGAAGCCCTACGGAAGAAGATGGACACTCCGGAAGGCCGTGCTCAGGTTGAAAAACTCCCGGATCACATCCGGACGGCGCTGAAAGAACGGCAACAGCAGGAGCAGGGTGAAAGCCAGGTACAAAAGGCAAAACCCTTTTTAGCGCAAACGGAAGTGGACCGACAACAGGAAAGACAGGAACTTGCTGCGGAACTGGTTTCTCAGGGAATGAGCGAAGACCATGCGCAGCAGACTGCAAACAGCTTCATTGAGCGCAGGAAAGCCCCGCGCGTTGTTGATGAAACCATTGGGTATCAAGTCAAGGGGCAATTCACGCCCACAGTAGAACGGGCGTGGGATGAGTTTAAAGCGAACGGCCGGCAGTTTGCCTTTGCTAACGTGGACTTCCTCAATCTGGGCGGGTTGAATGGCGTTGCTGGAAACGAAGCGGCTGATAAACACTTACGAGTGATCACCAAGATCGTTTCCGATGAAGTGGGCGCCGTTGCTGACCATGCACAATATTTCAGATGGGGTGGCGACGAGTGGCGCATATTGACCCCGGATATATCAAAAGAAACGTTGGATACTGCGTTACAGCGTGCTCAAGCCCAAATTGCGGACTATGCTAAGTCGAATGGCTTGGATAAACTGATGCACGGTAAAAAGACTCACCTGCAAACGGGTATTGGTATCCACTATGCGGCAGATGAGTTTAATGGATATCCGTCATACCAAAACATGATATCCGACTCGGAACTCGCTGTTTTAAACAAAAAGAATCAGTTGTTTGCTGAACTGGAGAAACAACTGAAAGAACAAGGGGGAAATTCTAATGTCATTCGAGTCGAAACTGAAAGCGTTGGGTCTGGAGCATCTGGCGAACAATCCGGAAGAACTGGACAAGGAAATCAAGAGACGGAGAGCGGAAATCGCCAAAAGGAAAACAACATATCAGAATCCAAAAGTGGATCGCGCCCAGTAAATGAAGCGGAACCGTCAATAAAACAACAAGGCGCACAACAGACCGTACAACAAAGCGAACAACAGTCTGTACAACAGACTGAGCAACTTCCCGAATCCGGCAATAATATCACCGGATTCGATGGGAGCCAGGCAAATCGGGATAGGCTTCGCAATCAACTCCTGGAGTTAACCGGCAAGAAACCGAAGCAAAAGAAGCTGAATATCGTGGATGACAGCGATGCGGCTTTAGCGCAGGCCATGAAAGAGCTTCAATCCGAACTCAGCAAGATTAGTTCCAATCCCGTATTTAACCCCACGTTAATGGGAGCGGCGTTTAAGGTCGGTGCCATTCACATGCAGCGGGGTATCAATAACTTCTCTGATTGGTCCGCTACAATGGTAGATACGGTGGGAGAAAGAATCCGGCCTTATCTGAAAAGCGTTTGGAATTCCATCACGGCGTGGCCGGAAGATGTCAAATATAATGATCGGGTAGCCAACTCTTTGTTTGAATATGCGGGAATCCTCTATCAGGACGGGGTTACGAATCAGACTGGGATGGAGCAGCGGATACAAGAGGATCTGGGGGCAGATTTTGTCCCCATGGTAAAAGCAGCATTTTCCGGCGTTTCTGAATGGCCGGGATTCGAGGGAGGGAGTCAGTATGGTGAACGTGGCCGCGAGAATCTGGAACGAGATAACGCAACTGTGCCCAATCGAGACGGGGTGGGGCCAGAAGTACTTCGCAATGAATCAGCAGGAAATCGCCGAGGCGATGGACAAGGAAGCGAAGAGACTGGAGAAACAGGGGATCGACAGCCGGGTAATAGACGGGTTCCTTCTGGTGGCGCCGCTCGTGGCGGAAGCGAAAGGAATCAGGGAGTACGCGGCGGAACGGCCGTGGATCAGGAACGTGCTGCCGGAAGTGAACTCCCTGGAGGAAGCAGCCTATTTAGCGACGAAGGAGTACAATCTGACCCGTCAGCAACAAAAGGACTTGCTGCAATTGCTGCAGACCGAACCGAAACTGAAACCGGCGGAACATCCTTAGCTTCCAAACTAGAGGCACAGAAAAAAGCTGAATCCATACCAGTAAAGGTGGCGAACCTGGAGAACATCCGGAAAACGCTGCCTTTTTTAATGCCTGAACAACAGAACGATGTCCTGTTTGCGGAAGAAAGGTTTTCGAAGCCCGACGGCTATGGCGTATTGTTTACCAACGGGACTGGTACGGGGAAAACCTTTACCGGAATTGGCATTGTGAAGCGCTTTGCCAGACAGGGAAAAAACAATATTCTCATTGTTGCCCCTAACGATAAAATCATTGCTGGGTGGATTGATGCCGGGAAGAACATGGGATTGGATATCACAAAACTTGAGGATACCAAGAGCGCCGGCAAGGGTATTGTCATAACCACTTATGCTAACCTGGGGCAAAACCAAGAATTGGCGAAACGGCATTGGGACCTAGTTGTTCCCGATGAGTCCCATTACCTGTCCAGTAGCGAACAAGGGGATATCACCGGTGCAGCGTCTGCGCTCCGAGCTATTACCCTTCATCGCAATGGGTATCGTCAGCGATTTGATGACCTTGAACGGGATTTGGTTGAAAAAGAACGCAGCGCCTATGAAGAACTTAGAAACTTTAAGCCCGGAACGAAAGAGGAACGGGAACAGTATGATGCTCTGGAGAAAAAATCCAGGGACTTATCCACTGGTATTGAGAATCTGCGCAAAGAACGGTATGAAGAGTGGGACGCTGTTCCTCCAGAGAAACGAAGCAGAGTGGTTTTCCTGTCGGCGACTCCTTTCGCCTATGTAAAAAACGTCGAATATGCCGAGGGATACCTGTTTGGTTATGGTCAGGATACGGACGAATACCGCGGGTATAATCAACCGGACTCCCGGGAGAATTTCTTCATTACCCACTTCGGCTATCGGATGCGCTATAACAGGTTAACATCTCCGGATGCCAATGTGGATAATGAGATTATGGAACAGCAATTCCACGAGTGGCTGAGAGGCCAGGGCGTATTGTCCGGCCGGATGCTGACGGTGGATAAAGACTATGACCGTAACTTTGTACTGGTCAATGATGCCATAGGCGGCAAGATCGATGAAGGATTGAATTGGCTGTGGGAGGCAGAAGACAGAAAGTATAGCCCTCTGTATGATTTCATCGACGACCAGTTTGCTTATCATCAAAAGATGTATCTTCTGGAGTCCATTAAGGCCAAACATGCGGTAGGATTGGTCAAGGATTACCTGAAACAGGGTAAAAAGGTAGTGTTGTTTCATGACTTCAACAAGGGCGGTGGATTCCATCCGTTCAGGCCGGAATTCATCCCCGAAGACCTTCGGAGTTTGTATCATGAATTTACTGCCAAGCGCCCGGATTTGCTCAAATTGGACCTTTCTGAATTGCTGTCGCCGATAGAACAGGTGAAACAGTCATTCGGCGAAGATGCTATGTTCTTTAATGGCACAATTCCCAAGAAGGTGCGCGGCAAGAACGTCGATTTATTCAATGATGATGACAGTGGTAAGGACCTTATCGTAGTGCAATCTGATGCCGGCCGGGAAGGGATCAGCCTGCATGACCGGACAGGCAAACACCAACGGGTCTTGATCAACCTGGGCATGCCGGTCCGTCCTACGGCGGCTATTCAAATTGAGGGCCGTATCTATCGAACGGGTCAGATGTCGGATGCCATATTCCGCTATCTGAATACTGGAACCACCTTTGAACGCCTTGCCTTTGCCACTAAAATTGCAGAACGTGCGTCTACGGCAGAGAACCTGGCGCTTGGCGGTGAGGCGCGGAGGCTAAAGGATTCGTTCATTGAAGCCTACGAAATGAGCGGGGAATTTCCGGCTGGGATGGACGCCGAAGGAACGGGCGGAAAAGCAAAAGACCGGGCAAATCGGCGGGAGATGACGGAATTCCAACGGGCAAAATCCTATTATTTCTCTCAGCAGAAGAAGACCAGTCAAAACAAGTCGGCAGAAGGCAATGATTACTATGCGACGCCGGAACCTATTGGATATAAAATGGTGGAATGGGCGAACATGAAGCCCGGGGAACGGGCCATGGAACCTTCTGCGGGACATGGAGCTATTGCCAGGTTCTTCCCAGGCCATGCAGATCACGTGATGATTGAACCGAGCCTGCAATTGGGGCCCCGTGCAGTGATGGTCAGCCCGGCAAAACTGGTATCCAACCGGTTTGAAGACTATCATATTATCAATAAATTTAATGCAGTGGTTATGAACCCTCCCTATGGCCATGGCGGGAAAACCGCTATAGAGCATTTAGGGAAGGCGTATAAACATCTTTACGACGGCGGCAGGATCGTTGCGCTTCTTCCTGATGGCGGCCTGGCAGATAAACGGCTGAATGCATGGTATGACTCCGAAGAGGCAACCGGCGCCTATCCGGTTGCTGAAATCAAATTACCGTCCGTTACGTTTGAAAGAGCCGGCACAGGAGTGCGAACCAAGATTGTTGTCATTGAAAAACATATAGATGCTGCCGGCACGGAAGAGATAGACAATCGTCATATTGATTTGTCCGATGCCGAAACAATCGGAGAATTATTTGACCGGATCGAAACCATTTCTCTCCCCGACAGGCTTCAGGTTCAATCGGCGCGGTCTGCAACCTCGCCAATCTCCAGCCAATCCCGTGAAACCGAAAGCGCAACGGAAGAAGCAACGCAGGAAGATAATTATTCAAAACATGAATTCCGCCATACGAAAAATAAAAATCTGATCTATATCGCCAAAGCGAAGAAGTATCTGCGAGACAACTTTGATCAGCACATGAATATTGCAAAAAGACATGATGGATGGTGGAATAGCTGGGAAAAAGGGGATGCCGTCAAGGGGTTCGCCTTTAACACGGATGCAGACCGGAAGGCATTTATCGAAGAATCCAGCAGCGCCTTACGCGAAGCTAAGTTCTCCAGCGACGCCGGGATCATCGACAATGCAGAAAGTGTTGACCCAACCACGAACGAACAGCGGATCATAGACCTTGCTAATAATTTAGGCGCCAAGGCCGAAATAATAGACCACGCAGATACTTCCCTGCGTGGTTTTTACATGGATGGCACACTGTATTTAAACCGTAACGGCAATCTGTCGCTGGAATGGACGCTGGGCCATGAATTTACTCACTGGTTAGCCGAAAATCGCCCCGGTGTGTATAAGGCGATGCGGTCAGCGGTCAGCAAGGTTACGGACGCGCAAGTTGATGCATACCGCCGGCGTCTGGGAGAGCGCGGTAAAGCGATGGACCGGGAAGCTGTCATTGAGGAAATGATAGGCGATGAAGTTGGTAACGGCTTCGGCAGTGAATCACTGTGGGAAAAAATACAGAAGAAGTCGCCGGCGCTGTTTAAGCGTATTGTTCAATCGGTGCAAGAATGGTTGCAGTTTCTGACCGGGAAACGTTCATACAGAAATAGCGGCTTAACTCGGGAGCAAATTTCGGAAATTGAGGCAGTGCTGCCGGATATTGTTATTAGGTCGCTAAAGGACAGTGGCTATGAGGTTGGCACGGCAGGTAAAACTGCTGCTTCACAAGATAAAAAGTTTGCACCGGCGCCGAAGGGTGTAAAGCATGTCAATATTGCGGGGATTCCTGCCGAGATGCTTAAAGAGTCCTGGGTACGGTCGTGGGCCGAGCACTTCTGGGATACTGTCGGAGTTAAGTCGCCGTTCTTCCGCAGTTGGTTTGGTGATTGGCGCGTTAACGATCAGACCCATGTTCCCATTACCACTATCACGGGAACAGAGGCAACCCAGTCTAAAAATGTAAAAGCTGCTGCTAAAGAAGCGACGGCATGGGCCAAGAAACAGCCTGAATTTCGTGGAGAACGAAAAAATAAAGATACTGGATGGGATATTAATATTTCAAAAGCAGTGCTGAATGAAACGTCTTATTATGCCATCACAAACGGGAAAATCGATTCCGTCAAGGCCATTGCTTCCATTCCTGATATTGTTGAAAATGCCATATTAGTTTCTACTGAAACCAATAGGCATGATGTGCCAGAAGTTCCATTTGTACACACCTTTGTCGCTCCGCTTTCAATTGGCAACAATGATTATTTAACTGAGCTAACAGTGAAAGAAACATTAAAAGGAAAACAGGCTTATCATCTGAATGCCATAAAAATTACACCGCTGGATTCTCATGTCCTGGGCCGGAATAAATCTGCCCCAGGATTAAGTGAGAAAACCAACGGTGTTTCTGCTAATACAGTAGCAGATTTGTTGAATCTCGTCAAGCCGCCTACTGGCACAAATTATGGGAAGAGTTCGGCCGTTGTTGACAAACAGGGTATGCCGCTCATTGTCTACCACGGTACAAAACAATCATTCTCTACTTTCGATCCACAAAAGATAGAAAGTGAGGACGGATTCTTCTTCACTACTAACAGGGATACTGCCAAAGAATATGGCAACATCATTCCTGCGTATTTGAACATTAAAAATCCATACCGCTATACCAATAAGCAATGGCAAAATGGCGAAGGATTTGATTTAAAACAAGCTAAAGAGGCCGGGTTTGATGGAGCTATTATAAAAGGGCAAGACGGCGGGGACACATATATTGCTTTTTATTCCAATCAAATTAAGTCTGCCACTGATAACATCGGTACATTTGATAGCAGCAATCCAGACATTCGTTACTCCGGCGGCGGTCAGCCTCAACGCTCAAAACAGAGCTATACACCCAAAGAAATTATGGACAATATCAATACCTTTTCGAGAGAAACCCTTATTGATCTGTTAGAACAAATTGACCCGAATGGTGTATGGTCGGACGCGGATAACGCTGCCGAAGGATATGACCCGATCACCCTCCGCGAAAGCAGAGACTATGTTCGTCAAAAGTTCGATGATATGAATATGCTGGAGCAGCAGGTCAGAAAACGTGGATATAAATTATTGATAGATGCTGATAAGGTTCGCTTCTCAAAAGACGCGCAACTTCCGGACAAACTGACCTTCTCCAAAGTCACCCAGAAAGGCGATAACTATAAAAAGCTTATCCAGGCGCTGAATGAGCGCAACTGGACCCGCGAAGAAAAGCCGGACGGGACAATCATTTACACTAAGCCGACTCCACAAAAGGAACCGATCCAGAAAAAGCCGGTCGCCGGTGATAGGTTCACATTCCAAAACGAGGAGACACAAAGACGGGCGGAAAAGGCCATGCAGGGCGTTATTGGTGCCAAAGAGTCCACCAGTATTAAAGATAGCCTAAAGAGCGCGTGGGACTTGTTAAAACGCAAATTTGGCCGGGAGTATGAGCATATGCCGCATACCGCTGAGTTCTCCGAAATTCGCTTTGCTCTGCAGAAGCTACAGCAGCAAAAAGGGGTAGCCAACGACAAAGTCATCAGGATACTCGACGATATCACGAAGAATCTGTCCAAGGACGAATACTACCACTTTTCGCTGAAAGTCCTATTGGATGATCTGCAACATGAAGAAGGATCGCTACCGTTTGGACTGACCAAGGAAACGTTACCGGTTGAACAGGAACGGCTTGATGAGCATATTGCCGCCAACTATCCCAATGTCACAAAGGCAGTAGAACAACGGAAAGAAGTTTGGTCTGACATTAAGGACAGGTACATTGCCGTCATGAAAAAAATCGGCTTCAATGTGGAGAACAAATTCGCCCGGGAAGATTACTACCGACACCAGGTGTTGGCGTACATGGATCAGAAGAGAATAGCCGGTATTGGCCAAAAGCTGAAGGCGCCGACGAATAGGGGATGGCTCAGACGCCGTGAAGGCAGCGAAAAGGATATCAACCTAAATTATATGGAAGCCGAATTCGAAGTCATGCGTGACATGCTGTATGACATGGAGGTAGCCAAGACGATCAAGTTGGTGGATGATCAATACAACATCATCGACCGGCTGAAGGCCGAAGCACTCACGATGAATGACCAGAATGTCATGCAGGTATTCCGTGATATGGTTGAAGAGTTTGGCATTGTGAGCGATGATATGACCGTCGAATCCATGGCGCGGAAAATGTATAAGCAAACGTTGAACCGCAAGCAGGCTATGGCTTTCGCGAAATTGAGCGAACTGGCGGCAAAAGATGAATTGCCATATGGGCCGAATAATAAGTATCAGGACGTTGTTGAAAATCTGGCGCAGGAATACTTTGCCCGTAAGGAATCATCGGATGCACAGGGGATGGAGGATGCCGTTGCAGACAAACTCCAGGATCAGGAGCAAAATCACGCCAAGCTCATGGAATATGCCGCCTACTTGCTGAAAGAGCAGGGCGGAAAGCCTGGCAGTGGAGCCGCCGCAATGCTGTTCCGGGGGATACAGGACAAGAAACAGTTCGTCCGGGGTGCTCTTGGCGAGCGGTATGTTACCTGGCGCGATTTGATCCCCGAAGGATATTCTGAATGGCGGCCGAGAGAGGGAAATGTATTCTTCCGGGCCCGTACCGTCCCAGAACAGATGGTTGAAAAACTGATGAGTGAATCGCTCAATTCCCTGGGCGTATCTCCCGAACAATTGAAAACCGCTCTGATTATAGGCGGCCGGCGTGAAGGGTATATTGTCAAAGAAGAAATTGCGGCTACATTGGAGAAAATGACGCCTGATTTCGTGAATGACACGGGAACCAAATGGTCCCAATATGTGATTACTCCATGGAAAATATGGCAGTTAACCAGTCCGTCCCGGATCATTAAGTATAATTTGAGAAATATGACGAGCGACTTAGACGCGGTATTAGCCGGGAATCCATCTTCCTTGCGAAAGGTAAGCCAATCTATGAAGGACCTGAATCGGTACTTCTATGGAGACGGCGAAATGACGAACGAACTGCGGGAGTGGTTCGAACGTGGCGGAATGCAGACCCTTCTGCAAGTGCAGGAAATTGGCGATATCAATAAGTTGAAGTTGTTTATCCGGTTCAGTGAGCAAAAGGATGGTCTGGAAAACGCATTAAAAACCGGTGCGGCGAAGGTATGGGATGGATACTGGGGCCGTGCCCGGAAGGTTACGGATTTGCGGGAGGCACTGCTCAGATACGCGAATTATCTTGAATATCTTGAGCAAATAGAGAGCAATAAAGGCAGGCCGAAAAACTTCGGGGCAAGCATGTCAGAAGAGGTTATGGCTCTATCGGACAATCGGGACAAGGCTTTCAAGTTGGCCAACGAACTCCTTGGAGATTACAATGCTGTTTCCGTTGCCGGCAAGGAACTGCGAAAACATCTCATTCCTTTCTGGTCTTGGACAGAGGTCAACGCAAAACGCTATATTAACCTGTTCCGGAACTGCGCGTCCAATGAAGGTATCGCGAAAACAGTCGGCAAGAGGCTCTTGACGAAAGCGGCTGTTTACTCTCCGTACCTGGCGGTTCAGGTCGGGGAGTTTGCAGTAAAGGCTACTGGGATGTGGATTCTTCTGCAGATGTATAATTTCGCGCTCTGGCCGGATGAGGAAAAAGAACTTCCTCCAAATATAGCTGGGCAGCCGCATATCATTCTCGGCCGCGATGCTGATGGCAAGGTAATGTACTTCAATCGCCTCGGGGCATTCGCTGATTTCCTTGAATGGTTTGGACTGGACACACCGGTTAAGACCGTTACAGACTATCTGAATGGCAAAAAGACAATTGCGGAGATTGCCGGTGACATGGTTAAGAATCCGGTCAATAAGTTCGTCCAGGGCATTACGCCAACCATTAAAACCACGGGCGAATTGTTGATCGGGCGCCGGCTGTTCCCAGATGTCTTTAAGCCCCGGCGGATTCGCGATTATCCAGAGTACATTTTTGATAGCTTTGGGCTGGGAGACGAATATCGTTTGGCCGCCGATAAGCCGCATCCTCGATATGACGTAATGAAGTTTCTACTCTATAAAACTGAGCCTGATAAGACGGCCTATTACAACATCATGGAGGAAAAGAATCGTTTTTTAAAGAGCATTGGCAAGGGCGGCGATGGAGACTATATGTCTGACCAGTCAGAAGCAATCCGAAACTACAAGATGGCTCTGCGATATGGTGATAAGAAGATAGCCGCAAAGTACCTGATGGAGTATAAGGCACTGGGAGGCACGAAACAGAGCCTTGCTACTGCCCTGGCTAATATGTCCCCATTGGCCGGACTCACAAGGGATCAGAGAAAGAAGTTCTTACAGGGGTTGTCTGGTGAGGATAAAGCCGAATTATTAAAGGCAGAGCGGTATTACAAGACGGTATTGCTGGGCGGGTTTAGGTCACGTAAAACAAGTTCCGGAACTGAAAAGGTGACAATCCCTTGGAATGTCGATCTTCCTAATAAAAAACGATAGGAGAGGTTTAAACCTCTCCTATTTCCTTTCTAGTGAAAGGGGGTGGTATGAGGTACTGCGCATTGGCGCTATTTTTATTTGGAGGCGATGTGTTTGGATTGTGTACAAAAACTTATTCGGATGCTCAAAAATGGTCTTGAAAACATTATGGACTTTTGGCCAGTAAAGGTATTGGCGTCAGCACTATCATCTGCATTTGTGTTTCTTTTCGGAGGCAGCGAGGTTATATTCGCTGTCGTTGTTGTGTTCGTGCTGCTGGATACGCTGACGAAATGGGCGGCGATCACAAAAAAATATTTACTCAGTATCGGTGTATCGGCTGAATCTATTAACGCATGGACGATATTTTGGGGCTTTTGGAGTGCCTGGCGGCCGGGGTTTCTGACCAGCACTGAACTGCGACAGCGATGGAGTGAGAAGATATTTACCTATGTGGTGCTGGTCGTCTGCGCCGGCTTAGTCACGAAACTACCGGAAATTATATTGTTTGGAACACCGGTGAACCGGTCTATTTCCGGAGGAATTTATACGGTTATCGCGCTCACGGAATTGATATCGATCACTGAGAACCTGGAGCAAATGGGGAATACACGTCTGGCGCAGCTGAAACAGATTTTTGCCACATTGGCAAACCGGGTCACCGGCGGTAATTTTAATCTGCCAGTGCCTGGCAGCGATAAGAAGGAGAAGTAGAATATGAAAGTATTCATCAACCCCGGCCACGCTCCAGACGGCAATCCAGACCCCGGTGCCGTCGGTCCGTCGGGTCTCCAGGAATCTGACGTGGCAGCTGCGGTAGGCCGGATGGTCGCGAATATTCTGGATGGTGCCGGCTATGACACGTTCTGCTATCAGTCAGATAGTTTGCAGGATATTTGCGGCCAGGCAAATTCCTGGGGTGCTGACCTATTTATTAGTATCCATTGCAACGGGCATGACGATCCAGCAGCACATGGAACTGAAACATGGTGTCACTTGGACAGTCAAAGGGGATATGACCTGGCTCAGTCCATTCAGATTGAACTGGTAAACGCCACGGGGCTTATTAACCGTGGCGTTAAGCTTTCTGTTGGGTTATACGTCCTGAAATATACCAATATGCCGGCGGCACTGGTTGAATTGGCGTTTATTACCCATTCAGCCGAGGAAGCGTTGCTGGGCACTGAGGCATATCAAGACGCGGCTGCGAGAGCAATTGCGTCTGGTATAGAAAAATATTTATTAAATGGAGGAATGTAAAAATGGCTAATAAGGAAGAAATCAAAGAAAAGGCAAAAGAGGTAGGTAAAAAACTCGATGAATCCGGACATGAACTGGACGGATGGGTAAGAGGGAAGGCTGAAAAACATAAGTTCACGAACTTTCAGGTTTGGGTGGGCCTGGCTATCTTGGGCCTGGCACTGATCGGCCTGGCGAAGGTTGCAGGCCTTTTGTAAGATAGCGCATTGATTGGAGTTAGGATGAATAGCGGCTTTTACAGGAAACTGCAAAAGCCGCTTGTTGTCCTAATACAGAAGGGAAGTGCCGATCGTTGGATAAACATCTGAAATATCTTTTAGAGGTGTTGCTATGCGAGAACCTGATTTAATAATTAGGGGTATACCGATACATGTCGATTGCAATATTACTGCTGATGAGGTAAAAAAATTGGTCAATGAGGAAATCGACATGTTGTCCAAGCAGAAGTTTCCTCTTGCGTCTATTCGTATTTTTCAGAATGACGGGAAACTAATGATCCAAGCATTGGCGAAAATAAAAAGACTGAGAAGAATCACCGGATATCTTTCCAGTATTGACAACTTTAACGATGCAAAGAAAGCTGAACTAAATGCGCGAGTGGCGCATATTGACCCCGGTAAGAACGCTTAAAGGGGGCTATGCGATGAATGAATTTCGGGCTATCGTCGTTTTCGTTGTAGGGGTAGCAGTCGGTGCCGTCGGAATGTATTTCGGCCGGCCGGCGGAACTCCGAGTGGAAAGGGTTCCGGTTGTAACTGAAAAACTGGTTACAGTGACCAATACAGAGGTCAGATATGTCCCCAAAAGTGGCCCGGGGGATGCAGATGTTGAGGCTAAAATCGATCAGCCTGGTGTCAGTGTCCGGGTCAACGATAAACCCTATCAATTTTCCTTGTTGCAAGACGAAACACAGAAATTTGAACAGGGGAAGGTCAGTCTGCAGCAGACGTCCGATATTAACCTGCGCATTGAAATTCAACCCGAAGATAAGACGAAAAAACGCTCCCTAGGAACTGGCTTCCTGGGGAGCGAAGTGTTTGGATCAATTGGCTACACGCCCAATAACCATATCGAATATAAGATAATTGGCAACCGGGATCATCAGGGCGGGATGGTTGAACTTCGCTTCTAACGTAGGCCCGGCTCCGGTCGGGCTTTCTTTTTTTTGGTCTATAAATCGCGCGTGGTGGAATACATATATAAGCGAAGAACGCTGTTAAGGTAGCAATCTCACTGCAGTCATTTAGTAGGGAGCAGAAAAAAGAGATGGCCGGAATTTTTGAAAAAATATTGTAAACGGGGTTAAAATATTTGAATTCGGGGAAAACTAACCACTGTTTATGAATTCACATTTTCAATGTTTGGAACATAGTATAACAATATAAAGAATGGTATTAAGAATAGTATTTTGACCGTTGCTTGACTTTTTATTCAATTTGGTATTGCTATAGTGATAATCAGTGTCTATAATGTAATTATCGGTAATCCGTTATAGTCTTATTATTTCCTTTTTGGGTAATAATAAAACGAATGGAATGGAGAATGTATATGGCAACTAAGAGTTTTATAAAAGAATTTGCCGTTAGCAAGCGAAATGCTAATAAAGTGGCGTTTGCGCTGAAATCGCCCAAGCCGATAACGTTATGTTCAGGCGTAAGAACAGAAGATGTAAAGAAAGATCAAATTAAAAGATTTTTTAATTTGGAAAATTAATCCATGGCTTTTTCCGTAATACATCTTGGCGATATGATTGATGAGCTTGGCGAGGATGAGTGTAAGAAACATCTCGCCGTCTTTTCGTGTTCATTGGACGGTGATATTGAATTTTTTTTAAAAGAAAAGGCTATTCTTTTTCAAGTGATGGGAGTTTCTAGAACCTATCTTGTCTACGCATCTTATAAAGACAGTCCTATTTTAGTAGGGTATTTCTCTTTAGCCTCTAAAGGATTAAGCGTAAGGAAAAATGTTAGTGGGTCATTACGCAAAAAAATCACAGGGAGCAAGTCTAAGGAGATATCAGCAATTCCGGTATTTCTTATTGGACAAATATCTAAAAATTATGCTAATGACATGGACAAGCTCCAATTAATAAGTGGTTCTGATTTGTTACGATTAGCACTTATAAAAATTAAAGAAGCACAGCACATTACTGGAGGCAGAATAGTCCTGATTGAATGCATCGGCCATAATAAATTAAAGGAATTTTACGATAAGCACGGCTTTGTTTTTTTAGACCAAGATGGAAATGATGGATTGTTGCGATATATAAGAGAAATTAACCATATAGATATAACTTGATATGTAGTTTTAAATTGTTTAAATAGCAGTGACCAATTGGTCACTGCTATTATTGTGTCCAAAGTAGTGTCCATGGACACAAACAGTAAAATATACTTCCATGCATTTATGGACAAAAATACTGTGGTTGCGTCACCGCAATTCAACATAATACAATAATGTACATATGGTAATTCATTCGTAATGAGAGGGTCGCAGGTTCGAATCCTGTTATCGGCTCCAGTGAAAATTAAGGGTTTGCGGATTGCCGCAAGCTCTTTTTTGGTTTCATACGGCAGAATGATATTCATTAATTTTTCACAATCTTATGATATGATTTATCATGAGTAGAATTAATTTTTTGAAATAGGGAGGCTGTCATGATGGCTTATACTGCCCTGATCGTGGATGATGACGTTAAAATAGCCGCCTTGCTGAAAGCTTATTTTGAAAAAGACGGGTTTATCGTGATTTTGTCCCACGATGGGGGGCAGGCGGTGCAGATTGTGCGGGAGAAAAATCCGGACATTGTTATTTTAGATATCATGCTGCCGGGGCTGGACGGCTGGGAAGTATGCCGGCGTTTGCGCCGGAACAATGATGTGCCGATTATCATGCTGACTGCCCGGGACGAGGAAACGGACCGTTTGATCGGTCTGGAGATCGGCGCCGATGACTATGTGACCAAGCCTTTCAGCCCCCGGGAGGTTGTGGCCAGGGCCAGGGCTATTTTGCGCCGCCTGCAACGGATTACCAGGAAACCGGACGTTATCCGCATCGGTCATATGGCGGTTCATTTGCAGGAACATATCGTAACCGTGAAAGAACAGCCGATTGAACTGACGCCGACAGAGTTTAAAATTTTGGAACTGCTGGCCACCAATCCGGGACGGGTGTTCAGCAGGCTGCAGATCGTGGAGCAGGTGCAAGGATTCTCGTTTGAAGGATATGACCGGACGATTGACGCCCATATCAAAAATTTGCGCCGCAAGCTGGAGCCGCAGCCGAAAGAGCCCCAGCTGATCCAGACTGTATACGGCGTCGGTTATAAGTTGGCCGGGGATGGCATGGAATAGGGGATAGCCGCGGCAGAACGGTAAGAAGGAATAAGTAAAGGCCTTTGGCAAACCAAAGGCCTTTACTTATTTTAAAAAATTCCTAAAAACTTGCCTTTTTCTTTAGGCGGCGGAAACTTTATAGCAGCATAGTCCGTTACCGCGTTATAAATTCCTTCAGCCGCAGTGCCGGGCACGATGTCCTGCCACCGGTGGGCGTCATAGGTGAACTTGTTACCGGGGCCTACCTGTCCATCAGAGGCCAGATCAAAAGAGCTCATCAGCTGAATCTGTTTTGTATTCAACCGGAAGTAGTATTGCTGCAGAACGATGCTGCTGGATGCGGTCCTATTCGGGGTAATAACACGGACCCAGGCTTCTACCAGTTGCTCATCCCGATAGGGGTCATTGATCTTCTGGAGAGTGTGCGTATCAAATTGAAAGGTTTGACCGCCGCCGCTATAAGCCCACTGATAACGTTCTGACGGTCTTTCCGGCTGCGGGGTATTCTGTCTATCCTGGGGAGTTGGGGTGGTATCTTGCTGGGTATTCTGAGTATCTTTGGGAGCCTTTGCGTTAGCGGGTATCGTCGTCACGCACGGTACTATAACCGCAATGAGCACCAGGCAGCAAAGAATCCGGATCAGAGTATTTCGCATTGCTTGATCACCTTTCTCAGTTACTTTGTTCAT